TCCAGCAAAAGTTGTTATTACCGCACTTAAAAATGCAACATCAGTAGCAGGAACTATTTTGACGACTGAATCTATTGTATTTGAAAAGAAAGAAAAAGATGAAAAAGCCGACCCAATGATGGGTATGGGTGGAATGATGTAATAATAAAAAAAATAAGTTATGAAAGCAGCCATTGTAGGTATGCTAAATAATGTAGGTAGTAGCCAAAGCCATCACGGTGGCGGCTATTATCACGTTATGACAAACATACTAAAGACAGAACACACATTAGGAGATCTTGATATTAATCCTGATCCTTTAACATGGAATGAGTACGAAAGACTTTATATTCTAGAAGGCGTAAACTATCAAGAAAACGTATTTAATTTTATTGGTGGACCCCAACCTGAACATAGAGCTAAGCTAGAAGCTATGGCTAATTACAAAGGCCTAGCTATAGCAGTTAATGTTCCTATTGATCTTAATATATTTAATAAGAGGTTTGGAATAGATCATCAATTTCCTGCAATTAATTGTCTAGACTTTGCTAGACTACATGGCAATACTACAAGAAAGTTAGTGAGAGGAGATTCGCACTCTCTTAGTGTGTGGAGGCCTGGTTTTGGTCTTGATAGAACAGATGGTAAAACACTACATGGATTCTTAAAAGACGCCGACTCTTTAGTTGAAGAGTGGAACAGTAAGTATGATGAAGTAGTTTTGTACTTCGGTAATATTGATTTACGCTTTCATTTAATGAGGCAAGAAAATCCAAGAGCTGCAACAGGAGATCTATTTAGAAGATATATAGAGTTTGCTAAGAAACTAAATAATGCTACTCTAGTTAATTTGCTACCAGTTGAGCACGAAAGTCGTAAATTACCTGGTACAGGTTTATATCTTAAACAACCGTTTTTTGGAACAAGACAAGAAAGATCTGAATTAAGAGATGTTGCAAATAGAATAATGAATAATTCAGGACTTAAAACTATTCAATGGCCAGATGAATGGATTGATGAAGACGGTATGAAAATGTTTGAGTACATGGAAGCTAAACAGTCAGTACATTTAAAGCCTAAATATTATATGTTCGCAAAAGAATTTGTAAAATAATGCAGAAATTTATAATCAACGAAAAGTTACTTGATGCACTAGATGAATACGACAAACGTAGTTTGTTAATGCAACAACATGGTAGTCTTAAACTTCCTTATGATGGAGACTTACTTGCAGATGTTAATGATGATCTAATCTATCATGTACCTATTTATGATACTGCGCATCGTAGATTTGCTGCGTTCTGTGCTTTTACTGAAGCCGTATGGTATAAAGAAAAAGACTTAAGAGGAATGGGCAATCACTTTATACAACATAATGTAAAAGATGAGTTCGATTGGTTTATGCTATTCTATTTATTTAGACTAAGTGGTTCTGGTATTAATTATGTACCTAGATATAAGACAGATCATATCAAGGACATCCTGGGTACGCATGGTTTCGGTAATTTCTGGATTGTGGATTCTATATTGAAAGAAAGATACACATGGCCAGAATGGAAAGAAGACCTTAGGAATCGCATCACGCCTTTTACAGATAATAAAGGCTACCTACTTCCCCAGTTCACTTTTGAAGGACAGACTAAAAATCATCTTAGGAAGTTTATTCTTGAACACTCTGAAGGATTAGTTAGGCATATCTTTGATGCAGTAAAAAATAAAAAGCTTGACATCTATCAAGTAACAGATATTGGTAATGAGTATCTCAATAGTGTAGGATTTAAGAGGCAAAACTTTGTACTAACAGCATTTGCTGCAGACTTAGGTGAGTATTTCCCTAACTACGTTAATCCAAAAGGTTGGGTATACGCAGGAACAAATGCAGTAAGATGTATTAAAGCAATCTTTCCTAAAGTTAGTCCTAAAGTAAAAGAGTTTGAGTATATTAATGAAGTACTGCAATTCTTATCTAACAGATATAACTTGAACCCAATTGATTGTGAAGATAGTAGAGCTTGTGATGTAGTTCGTTATTTCCAAGAATATCAGTCTGAAGATCATATTATAAAAAATAATGGTCGTAGGATGTATAATAATTCTATTCTTAAACAAACATGGGGTCATGACAAGTATTATGACTTCTCAATTAAATTAAAATAAAAAAAACAAAAAAATGAAAAAAAGCGCACTCATAGTAGTTAGTCTACTAGTAATGTTATTTAGTTGTAAGACAAAAACTGAAACAGTTGAAGATCTTAGATCTAATAAAATAGTAAAAATTCACGAAGGATCTTTTGCCTTTTGCGGTGCATCTGGAGCAATTCCTACAGGAAAAAAGATTATTGTTCAAGGAGTTGAGTATGATGAAGGATGCGCAATATGCCCTGTATTAGACGGACCATCTATTTCTAATTTAGCAATGAAAGGAATTAGTGGAACTTATGGAAAGTTTAATGTAGATGAAAACTTCCAAACTCCTGATGGAACTAATGGTACAGCATGGTCTTTATTTTGGTATTTTGATTCAACAACTGCAGTACCTCAATTTAATCCTGAAACTAAAGAGTGGGAATTACTACCTCCAGTAAATCGTGCGTTTGTTGTAAATCTTGATAATCCAAGTACAAGTGAAAGTAATATGTTTGCTATGCCAGGTATTATCTTTGATACTACATCTACAGGTATTGTATTAGCAAGAGTATACGGACCGCTTAATGAAGCAGCAGTTCCACTACGTAAAGCTATTCCTGTTACATCTGGAATGACATCTATAACTGCAGCTAAAGAAGGATTCCCTTATCCTGTAGGAACACCTGTTCCTGTTAGTCAATTAAGCAAGGAACTTCAAGAAAAAAAATAAATAAAATACTAATTGATGTTTTTAAACAAAACGACTGATCAATCAAATTTAGACATGTCAGATGGTAGAGATTTAAACTACTATCTTGAAATGACTAAAGACTATAAGCCTGATTTTGACTTCTCAATAAAACAAATAGATGGTTATAATGTAATCGACGATGGAGAATTTCAATATGGAAGCAAAGCAAAGATGGGTGACTTCATGATTAGTCAAGTAAAAGAAGATACATTAGTTTATGTTGCTCCAAGAACAGGCTACGCCCCGTATTCATTATCATATCTTGCAAAGAAGTATAATAAGAAACTAGTATTACTTATGCCAGCATCTAAAGAAGCTTCTGAACATCAACTACGTGTTATTGAAGATGGGGCTACGCCAATATTCTTAAAGACTCCTGCAATGCCAACTATAAATGCTTGGGCAAAAGACTTTGCAAAAAAAATCGGAGCAAAATATATACCATTCGGTCTTAAGCACGAACAAGTTGTAGCAGGTGGAGTTAAAATATTTCACGAAGCTTTTAAAGATAAAAAGATAGATGAATTGTGGAGCGTATTCTCAACAGGAGTATTATCTAGAACGCTTCAAATAGCACTTCCAGATACTAAGTTTAATGCAGTGGCAGTAGCAAGAAACGTACAACCAGGTGAACTTGGTAGAGCTAAATTTTATACCTACCATAAAGAGTTTCTTAAAGACTGCGACATTGATACTCCATTTGATTGTATCAAAACCTATGATGCAAAAGGTTGGGACTATATGAAACGTTATGGCAACTCTGGAGATTGGTTTTGGAATGTAGCTAGGAATATGCCAAAGCCTACAATTAAGGCAAGTGATATTGATTCTCAAAGAGAGTGGGGAGATAAAAGTGATATCCTTAAATACTTAGGAGAATAGTTTTACAATCTACAAAATCTATTATATATTTGACTTATGAATATACTTCAAGAAGCAAACAAGATTATCTACGAAAGATCTGAAGAAAAAGAGCGTCAATACGGACCTATGCAAGAAGGTATGGAAGAAGCCGCTAAGATTGCATCTTTGTTAAGCCGTAAAGAATTAACTGCTGTGGACATGTACAATGCCATGATTGCTCTTAAATTATCAAGACAGGCATATAACCATAAGGAGGATAATCTTCTAGACTGCGTGGCTTATATGGCATCACTAAACGATTATCAAAATAATATTAACAATGAAAGTACAAAAGTTAAGGGAAGTAAAAACACCAAATAGAGGAACAGAAGTATCAGCAGGAATTGACTTCTACGTACCTGAAGATTTTGAAACAAAAGTATTAGCACCAGGACAATCTGTTCTTATTCCGTCTGGTATTAAAGTGAGAGTTCCTATAGGATATGCATTGATTGCATTCAACAAATCAGGTGTATCAGTTAAGCAAGGCCTATCTGTTGGAGCTTGTGTAGTAGATGAAGATTACGATGGAGAAGTTCATCTTCATATGATCAATACATCAGACAAAGATCAAACAATTTCTACAGGTCAAAAACTAGTTCAATTTGTATTAATCCCAGTAAGCTATACAAATGTAGAAGCTGTAGATGAGCTTCCACAAAGAGTTACACAAAGAGGTGCTGGAGGCTTTGGTTCAACAGGACTATAATATGACTAAACTAGATACAGTATTTATAAACATAGCAAAAGAAACCTCTACTCTGTCACACTGCGCCCGCTCAAAAGTCGGCGCAGTTTTAGTTAAAGATGGCAATATAATCTCTTTTGGTTACAATGGCACTCCATCTGGAATGGATAATGCTTGTGAGAAAGATAATGTTACTCTAGCCCATGTTATTCACGCAGAGTGTAATGCAATTCTTAAAGCGGCTAAAACAGGTAACTCTGTAGATGGTTCCACTTTGTACTTAACACTAAGTCCTTGTTTAGACTGCTCTAAACTTATTCTGCAATCAGGAATTAAAAGAGTTGTATATTTGGATAGATATCGCAGTCCTGAAGGTATTGATTTTCTTAAACAATTTATTGAAGTATACCAATATGAAATTTAAAACAGCAACTGACGCATTTGAGAATCTTTATCCGCTAATAATGAATACAGGTGAAGATTATGCAGGCACAAAAGCTTTGTTTAACTGTAGTTTTTCTTTAGAGAATCCAGAAGATAAAGTTATTAAGACTCCTGAACGTAAGTTTAAACAAGACTATGCTGAGTATGAATGGAAATGGTATCTAGAAGGTAATAGAGATGCTAAAGAGATAGGACAAATAGCGAAGATATGGAATAACATGATGATCCCAGGCACTACTAATGTGAACTCTAACTATGGGTTTTTTTGGAATTATAACAATCAGCTTCGTAAAGTAGTTTCAGAACTTAGAAGAAATAAAGAATCAAGACGTGCAATTGTATTACATTACCTTATACATGAAATGGATCAGTATAAGTATGATACTCCATGTAATATTGCTTTGAATTTCTATATAAAAGATGGTGTGTTAAATCTAACAGTATTTGCAAGATCTATTGACTTAGTTTATGGATTCTCTAATGATCAGTATACATTTGCTAAGTTAATGGAAAAGGTTGCAGAAGAGTTAGCAATGCCTCTTGGCAATATGCATTGGTTTGTAACTAATTTACATATCTATCCTAGGCATTATGAATTGATAAAATAAAGACTATGATGTTTGAAACAAACCTATCTAGAGAGTTCTTAGAATCTAAATTATCTAAACTGTCAAAAAAGACGTATAATCAATTTATGTGGTGGAGAAGGTATCAATCAAGACAAACTCTACACCCTTATAATACTCTATATCAAAAAATAGTAAATGGAGATTATGAGAATTCAGATTACTACTATCAAGCAGAGTATGAAAATCATATGCTAGAAGACGCAATATCTGATATTAAGTATTATGAGGATAAGTTAGAAAAAATAAGTTTGTTTAGGACTAGATATAAAAAGCTCCAAGAGGATTATTTAAAGGAAGAAACTGACATCATGACTAAAATGAAAAAAGATTTTAAAACTACATTTAAAATATCTCAAGAGAAGTTAGACAGTATAATGGAATCTTTTGATGGAACAACATTAGAGCTTTATAATCATATAAAACAATTGTAATTAAACTCTAATTAAATATTTTTCTATCTTAATTTAATTTATTATATTTATCAAAAGAACGGTTATGGAGATTCAAGCAAGCGATTCCTTTTTTGAGAGTTTAAAGAAACTGATATGGCATCAAAATCCTATTTATAGGATATATAGCCTATTCAGACACGACCTCCCTGCATTCATTAAGAATATTTGGAGGTTTCGTAGTGAGCTATGGTCGCATCGTTGGTGGGACTATCACTTTACGTTAGAAATCTTGAAAAGATCCCTTGAGATTCAAGAAGAGAGTACAAGATTAAAAGGCACAGAATCATCAGAGTCTCTTGATAAAAAACTTGTAAAGATGAAAAGAGCTATAGAGCTCTTACAAAATAAAATTGAGGACAATTATATTGATAGAATAGAGGACATAAATGGAAAATTAGTTATGAAAGAGTGGAAGTTTGAAGATTCTGAAAATGGCTCATATGTACTAGTTGATGAAGATACAGAAGATGAAAAGAAGCACAACAGAATGATTTTTAAAAAAGCTTACGATTTAGAGGAAAAAGAATGGACTGAGTTATGGGAAATCATTAAAGGCAAAAAGTGGGAAGCAGGAAAAGACTGGGATGGATCAGACCTTAGAGGGTGGTGGAACTAGCTATAAAATTATTATTTATGATAGGCATTATTTTGTTAGTTGTTGCTATTTTTGGTTCATTAGTCTGGCTTTGGGTAGGCGGTATAGACTACATGGCAAAAAAACATCCTAATTATAAAGGAGAAGATTTTTTAAATTGGGATCCTAAAGAAGAGGATCTTAATAAGGTAGCAGGAAGAGAAGTCTCTGATGAAAATTTATATAATGAAATTTATTAAAATTAAATTAAATAGTTATGAAACAAGTTTTTGAAAGAGTACAAACAGGATTATTTTTTGCGGCAATCCTAATAGCCATCCTAGTAATTAGAGATCAAAGAACTAAGATAGAAAAATATAAGTATTCAGAAGGAATGCTTCAAGGAGGCGACATTGCAAAACAACAATACATAGACTCGCTACAACACGTAGTTGATTCACTATATTGGGAATTACTTCCAACTCAAATTGAATTAGGCAGATACCAAGTTGCTTATGGCATGTTTAAAGAACGTAATCCAAAAGCAGCTAAACAATTTGACGAGATTATTTCATTAGAAACAGAATAAAGTATGGAAAACAATCGTAGATCATTTTTTAAAGGACTAGCAACATTAGCTAGCGGAGTAGTAGCAGCTAAAGTATCCGCTTATGTACCAAAGAAAGAAGAACTAAAAGAAGAGCTGATGGTAACTAGTACTATTACTATTAAACACGGTAATGAAGAATATCATCCGCTTGTAGTAAAGAAAACAGATATAGATGGTATGGTATTTGAACAACCTAAAAACACATTGTCCCTAGGAAACTCATTCACTATAAAAGAATCAACTCCAAAAATTAGAAAAGCAAACGTATGAGTAAATTAAAATAATCACCCACTATAAACAAAATAAGCCTTCGTATTAGAGGTTTTTTTTATATTTGTTGTATGACATATGAACAAAGACGAGACTTACTACTTAAGACAATGAGGAAGCAAACAGACAGTTGGCTTAAAGAGGATCAATATGAAGAGTGGCAAAAGAAGAATAAGCCAAAGCACTCGTATACTTTCAAACCAAAAAGAACTATAAGGACAAGCGATATTTATAATAAAGAATGCTTAAAGTATTATCCTCAGTTGCAGTAGTTCTTTTACTTAACGTGTCATTAAAGGCGCAAGACACAGTTAGATTGTTCCATAAAGAGTATACTACAGTATTCTCTAAATCTTTAAAGTATCCTGTATTGGTTGAGTGGTGGATAACAAAAGCTAAAGTAACATGTCTTAATCCTATACCAAGAAAAGATAAGTTTGCACCAGATCCATTTCTAAGCGCTGAAACTGATTTAACTGTAGATTATAAGGGATCAGGAACTGATCGCGGCCACATGGCCCCAGCAGCCGATAACCAATGTTCTGGTCCTACTGCTATGATTGAGTGTTTTTACTTTTCTAATATGGCACCTCAATATCATAGTTTAAACGCAGGAGATTGGAAAACTTTAGAAATGTTAACTAGAGATCTAGCTTCAAAACAAGATTCTATTAAAGTATGGTGCGGATCTATAGGAGAGGCAAAAAAGATAGGTAGAGTTTCTGTTCCTACAAAGTGTTGGAAGATTATATACATAAATAAGACAAATGAGTGGATGGCATATATATTTAATAATGATCAATCTAAACCAGATGGTTTAGCAAATAATAAAGTAGCAGTTCAAGATATAGAGAAGTTAACCAATTTAAAATTTAAAATAAAGTAATATGAGTGTTTTGTATTTTTCAGCAGACTGGTGCGGTCCTTGTAAATCATTTAAACCCGTAGTACAGCAAGTTTCACAAGAGTTAGGAGTCTCTGTTAATTATGTTAATGTAGACTATGACGCATCACTAACCCAGAAGTACTCTATTACGTCTGTACCTACTATTATGGTAACAAATTATCAAGGAGACGAAGTATATAGAAAGTCTGGAGTCTTGTCAAGAGAGCAATTAATTAGCATGTTTAATCAATTTAAGTAAGCTTTTAAGATATTTATATCTAAAATAGGTTGATCAATTAGTTTTAGTAACAGGTTTTATATTTGTTTACAAAACTGATTATCAACTATGGACATTAGCAAACTTAAAGGTCACATTCCTGAAGCTGTACTAGCACAGATCCCTGATACTGCTGCTAAATTTGAAATTAACACGCCACTTCGTTTAGCTCACTTTTTGGCTCAATGTGGCCATGAATCTGGCGGGTTTAAACTTGTTCAAGAGAATTTAAACTACGGAGCAAAAGGCCTTTTAGGTATATTCAAGAAGTATTTTCCAACCGAAGAAAAAGCTAAGTTGTATGAAAGAAAACCTGAGAAGATTGCAAACCTCGTTTATGGATCAAGGATGGGGAACGGACCTGAACCTTCAGGAGATGGTTATAAATTTCGTGGCCGTGGTTATATTCAATTAACCGGTAAAGACAACTATACTGCATTTGGCAAAGCTATCAATGAAGATATTGCCACCAATCCAGATAAAGTAGCTACTAACTATGCTTTATTATCTGCGGCATGGTTTTTCCATAAGAATGGCTTACATAAAATAGCTGATGGAGGTGCAACTGACGCAGTAGTAACTTCTGTAACTAAGCGTGTTAACGGAGGAACTATTGGCCTTTCTGATCGTATCAAACACTTTAAAGAGTATTACGATTTATTAAAGTAATAGGTTTCATAAAGGTTATACATTTATAACAATAAAAATGTACCTTATGAAAAATTTTTTTAAAGCATTATTCAACGACAACAACACTATTAACGAAAAAAGTTTTATTGGGTTTTGTGCCTTCTTAATGATGGTAGGCTTTGCAGTAGCAGATATTATTACTGGGAGTCTTGGTAAGGAACTCGTTGTTCAAGAGTTTATCTTTAATGCGTTTATGGTATTGACTTTAGGATCTTTTGGTATTGCTTCCGTAGATAAGTGGATCAATAAAAGCAAAGGAGAATCTAATGGAGAACTCTAAAACTACTATGTTTATATCCAATAATTGGAGTATCATAGTAGGAATTCTTACAGTGGCGTTTGCGGCCGGTGGAATCTTTAGTGAGTTCAGACTAATGCACAAAGAAATAGAAGAACTCAAACGAGACACTGATAGCAAAATTAATCAGATCATAGACGAACGTCAACGTAAGAGCGATTGGTTAGAGGAACAAGAACAACGAATTGATGATTTAGAAGAGTGGAAAGCATACGAAGACGGAAGACAGTCTAAATAAAAAAAATGAAAAACCTATCCAAAGAAGAATTATTAAGTAGACTTGAGGCAATTAACAGAAGCAATGCAATTATATATTTTGACCTAAAAGGAAATATTTTAGGTGTTAATGTTGTTTTTCTAAAAGCACTGGGATATGGTGAGAAGGATCATGAAGAAATCATCGGTAAACACCATAGTATTTTTGTATGTGAAGATTATGCAAGATCATTGGAGTATGAAAAGTTTTGGGATATATTAAGGAGTGGTAAATTCTATCAAGGAGAATTTGAGAGAAGGAAAAAAGATGGTAGTCTTATCAACTTACAAGCTACCTATAATCCTATCTATGATGAGAGCGGCACGATTACTAAAGTAATGAAAGTTGCTACTGACATTACTGAGATTGTTAATAGTAAAAAACAAATAGATGCGATTAACAAAAGTACTGCAACTATTAGTTTTGATATTAATGGTTTTATTTTAGACGCTAATTCTATATTCTTAGAAACTATGGGGTATAAGGCTAACGAAAAAAGCCAAGTAATAGGAAAGCATCATAGTATTTTTGTAACGTATGAGTATTCAAAATCAGATGAGTATAGTAAGTTTTGGAAATCTTTAAAAAGCGGTAAGTTTTTTGACGGGATATTTGAAAGAAAAAAAGTGGATGGTTCTATTATTTATTTACAAGCCACCTACAATCCTGTCTTTGATAGTAAAGGAAACGTCACAAATGTAATCAAAATTGCAACTGACGTTACTGAAGCCGTTATTAGCAAAAATAAGATAGATGCTCTTTCTAAAGATCTACAGATTGAGTTAGATAAATCACAGCAATTAAAAAACTCAATTGAAATAGAGAAGAACGCTGCATTAAATGATTTAGATGTGTTGATGAAGAAAAGTCAATCTGAATTAATCAAGACAATCGTATTAGTTGCTTTAGCAGTAATTATAGGTGTGGGTCTTGTAACAACTATGCTATATTGGATGGCTATGGTAACTGGTAAAGACACACAGATTATCGGCTCAACTTGGTCAAATATGTTTAGCGTATTGCTTACAAATGCATTTTCAATAGTAGGTACAATTATGGGTATTAAATACGCTACACAAGATGGTAGTAAAAAATAAAAACAATAGTTAATAATTTGATAACATTCTAGTAAAAGAGAGAAAGATAATTATATATGGATCAAATACGTTTCATACATGAGAGTTTTTCTCTTTTTTTTATTAGCTTGCATTTCTTTACAAACTTTATCTCAAGACACTTTATTCAACAAAAAATTAGACAACATTACAGTAACATCTGTTTCTAAAAAAGAAACTAATGTAGCAGTAGTGAATCTAATTAGAAATAGTTCAGTAGTTTCAGACGGACTTTCTATAGAGTTTATTAAAAAAACACCAGATCGTACAGTAGGCGATGCTCTAAAAAGGATAAATGGTGTTACTATTCAAAATGATAAGTTTGTATTAGTTCGTGGATTGTCTGATAGATATAATCTAGCTCTACTAAACAAAACTTATTTACCTTCTACAGAACCAGATAGAAAAGCGTTCTCATTTGATATCATTCCTTCAGCTTTAATTGATAACATTATTATATCAAAATCTGCAGCAGCAAATTTACCTGGAGATTTTGCGGGTGGTATTGTACAAATAACAACTAAAGATGTATCAAGTAATTTTTTCTCTTTAGGCGCAGGATTAAGTTATGGAACGGTGTCTACATTCCAAAAATTCAAGTTGGTGGAATATACGCAGTTTCCGCCCAACTTCCCATCTACATATCGATTCCGTATAGGAAGCAACGGAGATAGAAGAGCATATAGCAAACTAATAAGTTCACCTAAAATGCAAACAACTAATTCTGCGCCTAATACTAACAATTCATTTTCTTTCGGATTAAAAAAGAACAAGTGGAATTTAATCGTAAGCTCTACTTATAGGACTTCTTATTTAATAAATTATATAGATAGACAAGACTATCAGTCTTCAACAGAATTAGCTTACAAATATAAAGATACCTCGTATTCTAATACTCAGTTATTAAATGGATTAGCTAATATAACTTACATAGGCAAAAACAAATATAGTCTAAAGACAATAGTTAATTATCAAATAGAGAACTCTTATTTAACTCGTAATGGAGAGAACTACGATAACGTTCAGACAGTAAGAAGCAATTCATCTAATCATATTAATAAGCTCAATGTTAATTCTCAATTTGACGGTAAGATCAAAACATTAGACTTCAATTTAGGATATAATCTAATGCTAAGAGATCAACCTGATTATAGAGTGAATCCTATTACAAAATCATTAGGTACAAATGAAGCATACTCTATAGCATGGAGAGATACGTATCGTTTTTGGAGTGTTATGAACGAAAATAGTTTTAACGCAAGTGCTAATAAGTCTGTAGATAAATTTAAATTTGGCGGTAGCTATCTTAAAAAACTAAGAAGTTTTCAAGCTAGGATCTTTAGATATGAATCTTTAGACATGCTAAACGAGATCACAAATAATACAGATAAGTACAAAGCTGATTTTGATTTGGGATCTGGCTATGCAATGTATGATAACGACTTTGGAAAGTGGAAAGTAAACACGGGATTAAGGACTGAATACAATATATTTAGTGTCAATACTTCAGATTTTAGTGGACAAAAAGTAGACGTGAATAGAGAGTATCTCGATCTTCTACCTTCAATTAATTTATCTTATAATTTAGATAAGACAAAGTTTAGATTCTCTGCAAGTAAAACTGTATCTAGAGCAGAGTTTAGAGAAATAGCCAACTTTGCATATTATGATTTTGTTCGTAATGCACAGATATTAGGAAACCCTAAATTAGAAAAGTCAAACATCTACAACTTAGATCTTAAATATGAATACTATCCTAAATCAGGTGAAAATATATCAATTGGAGTATTCGGTAAGAACTTTATCAAACCTATAGAACAGATAGTAGCTGATGGTTCAGTTCCATCAAACCTACTACTAACTTTCTTAAACCCTAAATCTGCAAATGTTTACGGTATAGAGTTAGAAGTTCGTAAGAAAATAAATGCTTGGTTAGATGCATATGCTAACGCAGCTCTAACTAATTCAGAGGTAAAAGTAAATGGAATAAAGAGACAGTTGCAAGGCCAATCTAATTACGTTGTTAATAGCGGATTAAACTTTCATAAAAACAATAACACATTTAACATTACATACAATAGAGTAGGAGATAGGATATCTGCAGTAGGATTTCAAGGATACTCAGATATCTTTGAAAACTCAAGAGATGTATTTGATGTAGTGTATTTAAGAAAAATAAAAAAAGGAGAGATTAAACTATCGGTAAGCGACATCTTAGCTCAACCGTCAGTATACTATCAAAAAACAAAAGGCAATTTAATTAAAACAAACAACGAACAAACAATTTCATTATCAATCAATTTTAATTTATGAAAAAATTATTAAGCTTAATTATTATCATTGGAATCTTTAGTTGCACAAAACAATTAGGAGGAGAAGATGGACCTATCAATGTTCCTTCAACTACTACTATATCTGGAAATATCAACACTACTACAACTTTAACATCTGATAAAGTATGGACACTTAAAGGATATGTTTATGTAACTGATGGCGCTAAATTAATCATTCAACCTGGTACTACTATTATAAGTGATATTGCAGAAAAAGGCGCTTTGTGTATTGAAAGAGGCGCACAAATTATTGCAGAAGGCACAGCACTAAAACCGATTATATTCACCTCAGGTAAAAACATCGGCGAGAGGTCTCCTGGTGACTGGGGTGGTATAGTTATTTTAGGTAGAGCAAAGACTAATAGATCTTCTGAACCAACAATAGAAGGTGGAATTGGTCGTTCTTATGGCGGTATTATCGACACAGACAATAGTGGAGTACTAAAGTATGTTCGCATTGAATATGCAGGCATTGCTGCATTACCTAACTCAGAGATTAATGCTCTAACTTTAGGTGGTGTGGGTAGCGGTACTGTAATTGAAAATGTACAGACTATCTATGCTAACGACGATGCATTTGAATTTTTCGGTGGAACAGTAAATGCTAAAAACTTATATGCATTTGCTACAGCAGACGATGACTATGATTTTGATTTTGGTTACACCGGAACTATAACTAATAGTGTATCAAAGCGTGATCCTCAATTTGTAGATAATGGTGACGCTGGTAATGGTGTAGAATGCGACAATGATGGTACTGGATCACCAGCACAACCATTTACTCATCCTAAGCTAATTGGGATGGTTCTGGTAGGATCTTTTGATGCAAGTTCATTATCCAATCACAACTTAGGATTGAGGTGGAGGAGAGCTACCCAATTCACAATTACAAACTCTAAGATACTAGGTTATATGAAAGGTGGTTTTAGCATTGAATCAAATGAAACTGCTCAAGCATATAAAGATGGTATTAGTAAGTTTGAAAATAACGAAGTACAATCTTATGATCCCCTACAAAATTTTAGGTCTACATCTACAGTAATAAATGTAGCGGATATGAAGACAAAAGCACTAGGTCAAGGTAATAAAGAAGTTTCTTACACTAAGAACGAAATGGAAGTGCTATCAAAACCATCATGGATTAATGGTTGGACTAAATTTCCTGCTAAAGGACAGTAATTAAAAATAATATAATAAATAATCTATGTATAAGTTTTTTGATCTATTGCTTAATTTTCGTAGTAACAAACAAGATATGATGGCTAAAGGATTTATATGGGGGATAGGATTGTTCTTACTTTGTTTTTTAATTTCTTTATCACTTTAAAGATAAATTGCATCGATTAATACAAAAGGTCTTATATTTGTATTGACACAAAAACAAATAAACGTTATGAAAAAAGCAATGATTATTTTTGCAGCCTCTTTAACTTTGGCTGCCTGTGGCGGAAGTTCAGAACAAACTTCAACAGATTCAGTAGTAGTACCTGGCTCAGATTCTTCTCAGATTTTGCCAGCACTCACAGACTCAGCTAAGGCTGATACTGTAAATGTTCTTTCTGCTCAATAAGACAGATAGACAAGGCTGTCGAGGGAAACGCTCGGAAAGACTACCGTTGAAACGTCTTTTTCTATAAAATCAAATACTTATTATATGAAAGTTCTTTGTGTAAATGGATATGAAAACGTGCTTACTGAAGGTGAAGTTTATACTGTAGCTCAAGTAACTACAGGAAATAACTTTCTATTAGAAGAAGTAAATGTTCCAGAAGGATACACATCATTTAACTCTAATAGATTTGTTCCTCTTATTACAAGTGATGAAGATTCATTAGATGAAACTTTTTTAGAACACAAACCTACAGCAGTATTTTACTGTGTAGATCTTTAAAATATGGGCCTGACTGGAATTGATCCGGTTGTTGAGATTGCACCACATGCAGGCGTTTGGTAGAGTCGCCTTAGAAAACTGCAAACAATAACTGACGAAATGTCAACAATGACCTTCGATGACCTTATGGCCTTCGTTGGTGCCGATTACGCTGTAGCAGCCTAGTCCGCAAACGGGTGAGTAACCTAGGAACAGAACTACTCCGAGCGCTCACGATCGACTCGTTAAATAAGGACTGTGGATTAGTTTTCTTGATAGTCATAAAATCAAGTGGTGGAAACGACCATAACGGTCCGCCCCTACTGATCAAAAGAAATTTAGATCTAAGCATGTGAAACGTTGGTGTTATTGTCGCTATCGGAGACGAGAGTTCGAATCTCTCCAGGTCCACTAATTTTTAATCAAACCCACCCTAAAATGAAAACAGTTTTATTAACAATCTCGCTATTGTGCTCACTATTAGGATATTCCCAAAATGGAGGCCAATTTAATGAAAACAATGTTTTAAAAGTCGACTACGTAGGTTATAACAATGGTAACCACATATTCAAGATCATTAATAAAATTAATTGTGTCTTGGGTGTTAAGATAGATAAAAACGGTGTTACTTCTTCTCAAACTATGACAGGTTTACAGGAAACAGTCATTGTAGTAACTGCACCACAAACCCCACAAATTACTATTAAAGCTAAGAGAGAATCAGGGGCTAATTGTAGACAAAATCCAGATAATGGTTGGGTAGAATTACAATCTAGTATTGTACTTCCTATTAAGTTTGGAGGCATTACAGCAATTAAAGTTAGTTCTAATCTAATTAAACTTACTTTTGATGTAGAAGAAGATCACGCACTTAAAAGTTATGGTATAATGGTAAGTCCTGATGGTAAAAATTTTAAGCGGGTTAAAGTTCTATTTCCTAATGGAATAGTACCCTATGGTTCAACCAGTAGTAAAAAATATTCCGTACTAGTTAAATTCTAAATCATGAAATATATCCTTTTATTCATTTTATTTTTAGTTTCTTGCACTAAAGAAGAGCAAGTAAAACAAGAAATATCAAATCCGGTACTAATTCAAATTGAAGCCGTACATGTGGATGGAAATATAGAACTGTCTCCTATAGTTTTGGTAAGGTAAAGTGCAATTAGTATTGGCAGGATTTTTGATTTATATTTAAATAAATTGCACTCTAAAGATATATTGAAAAGGTAAAACAATATGTCTTATATTTGTATTAATCAATCAAACAGTTATGATATATATAATTTGGATCATTAGCGTCATTTACTGTATAATTAAAATGTACAGATCCTACAATAAGAAAGAAATAGATCCAGTTTACGCTACACCAGGTCTAGAGACCCTAGCAATCGTAGTAATGGCGCCAGTTCTAATGGCAGTAGATGCAACTCTTACATGGGTTCGTAAGTTCAAAGAGTATAGAGAAGAAAAACAAGATAAGATCTTTTAGTTAATTGTCAAGTGGTGAAAGGATATATCCACGGCATACACACCCTCTCGTCTCGAGGGCGCTGAATCTGAAAAAGGTAGACAGGATATGGGTTGACCACAAGCGCGCGCATTTTGTCCACTACCGAATCACAGCATGAAGGTTCGAATCCTTCCTTGACAGCATAGTTACCGTTCTTTGACATATAAGGAGAAACAAAACATGGAAACATTATCATTCGTTTTAGGGATAGCGTTTATAGTGGTTATAGCTTTGACTGTAGTTGCTACTTATGCTTTCGTTAAAGTAATAAAAATGCAAAAATCATTAGAAGAATTAATGAGAGACACTGATCAAAGATTAGCAGAAGTTTGGCAGGGTATATCTGAAGAGAATAGGCAGATTCATCAGAAAGTAGATCTTTTTGAAAAAGATATTTATTCTCAATTAGATTCAAGATTAGACAAATTAGAAACTAAATTAACAAACAATAAAAAATAAATAAGTTAAAGAGCGGTAACTTAACTTCTGAACACAGTGAAGTCTAATAGGTTGATTGGAAACTAGGTTAGAAATGCCAATTATAAAAGCAGATGTCCACGCACCCATCTTCTGCTTTCCTAAATAGTCGGGTAGCTTAGTTGGTTAAAGCGTTTGACTGATATTCAAAAGACCACAGGTTCGAATCCTGTCCTGACTACAAAGCGGATAAAATGTGCAGTAGCCGCAGAGAATCTAGATCTCACTGCACTCTTATTGCCCCGGTGATGGAACTGGTAGACATGCAAGACTTAAAATCTTGTTCGCTGAAAGCGAGTACGGGTTCGATTCCCGTCTGGGGCACTTAGGACCTATAGCTCAGTTGGTTAGAGCATCTGACTCATAATCAGAGGGTCCCTGGTTCAAGTCCAGGTGGGTCCACTAAAAACGAATAATATGGAAAACAATCCAATTGAAAAATGCGTTATCTGTAAAAAAGATACCACTTATTATTTTAATGATCATATTGACATGAGATATGGTTATATTGAAGGAGCTGGTCAATTATGTAAACCTTGTTATGATACAGGAATAAATCGTAGTCATATAGCAATTCCAGAAAACATAATATGTAAGACTCCTAATGATCAAGAGTTAGGTGGTAAAGTAAGAGATATCTATTGGCAACATAAACAACAATAAAATGCAACAACAGAAACAAGTTAGGGTCAATATTCCGTTAGACAAGACAGCACCAATTTCTTGTGAAGAGTGTGGATGCTCTACATTTCAAGAAGCTTTGATGTTACGTAAGGTTAGTAAATTTTTAACTGGAGATGCGCAAGACGGTATTATGCCTATTGCTACATTTGTGTGTACAAAGTGTGGACATGTTAACAAAGAGTTTTACCCTAAAGAATTAACTAAGAATGAGCAAGAATAAAGACATTTACGGAAAGATCATTGAATATAAAGATGAAAACAGCAGGATTATACTCAAAGCAGATTCTATTGTAGATTCTATTGTAGACAAGTTTATTGACCGTTCTAGAGTAGGCAAAGCAAAATATGGTACTACACTAGATCGTGAAGATTGGTCATTAGATCAATGGATTGAAGCCGCTATTGAAGAACATATGGATGCTATTCTGTACCTCCAGAAGATTAGGACCGTAATTGGAGGTAAAAATAACTAATGCCTAAACCTAAAATCAATATTAATTGGGCATATCAAAAGGCAGTATCCTATTCACAGTATTCTATATATAAGCAATGCCAATATCAATGGTATCTAAGTTATATTAAGAAGGAGTCTAGTTTTAAGCCGTCTATCTATTTGGTATATGGCACAGCAATGCACGAAACTATTCAGACGTACCTGCAAACAATGTATGATAAGTCTGTTAAAGCTGCTGATGAAATAGACATGAATAAGTTATTAGAGGATAGGATAGTAGCTACTTATAAAGAGAGTATAGGTGAAAATAAAAATCAACATTTTAGCACTAAAGAAGAGTTAAAAGAGTTTTTATCTGATGGCCAACTTACATTAGACTGGTTTAAGAAAAATAGAGGTAAGTACTTTTCTAAAAAAAATACTGAGCTAGTTGGTATTGAGATACCTATTCTACAACCAGTATTAGAAGATATTCCTAATGTTCTTATGAATGGTTCTATTGACTTTATTATCTATGATAAGATATTAGAGAAGTATACTATCTATGACATAAAGACAAGCACAAAAGGATGGACTGATTATGAAAAGAAAGATCAGACTAAAATAAATCAGATCTTACTTTACAAAAGGTTTTATTCTAAAGTAATGAATGTTCCCGAGGATAAAGTTGACGTTATGTTCTTTATAGTAAAAAGAAAAGTGTTTAGTCATCCTGACTATCCTTCATATAGAATACAAGAATTCATACCGGCTAATGGAAAAAGAAAAGTACAGGAAGCTATAGATGATCTCTCTACTTTTATACGAGAATGCTTTACTCCTAATGCTAAGTATAATGCAGACAGACTCTATATAAAGAACACTAGTAGTTGTAAGTTTTGTCCTTACGCAAACAAACCTGATCTTTGCGATAAAAAAGTTTAAAATATTTTTTTATTTACGTATTTATTTGTATATTCTGATATATTTATTATAAAATAGAAATATGCTAAATAAATCAAAGAGGGTTATAACATCGGTAAAAATACCACAAATTCTATACGAAGACTTTAAAGTAACATCTGTTAAAACAAAAATGGGACTACAAGATATTGTTGAAAGAGCAATGTTTATGTACCTTACAAATACATCCTTTAGACAAGTTATTCACGAACAATACAATACACATTATACAGGATCTAGTTTAATTGACGCAATAAAATAAGTTACACATGGTAAATGGTTATATCCCTCAAGCACAAAGAAAAAAAATTTTATTTTTGTGCGATGATATTAGAATGACAAGCGGCATCTCTACAATGGCAAGAGAGATTGTTGTAGGAACAGCAGGAATATTTAACTGGATTAATTTAGGAGGTGCTATGAACCATCCTGAACAAGGTAAGAAGTTAGATATTTCACAAGACACAAATAAGGTTTTAGGCATTAATGATTCGTCTGTTTTTATTTATCCTATTAATGGATACGGTTCTCCTGAAGTAATTAGACAGTTATTAGAAATAGAAAAGCCTGATGCTATTCTTTTCTTTACAGATCCTAGATATTGGATCTGGCTATTTCAAATGGAAAATGAGATTAGAAAGAAAATCCCTATGATCTATCTTAATATTTGGGATGATCTTCCAGCACCTTTATACAATAAGCCGTACTACGAATCTTGTGATACTATCATGGCTATTTCTAAACAAACTCTTAATATTAATAGAATGGTATTAGGAGATAAAGCTAAGGATAAGATCTTGAGTTATGTTCCTCATGGAATTAATGAGAGTATATTTTTCCCTATTACAGAATTCATGGCTAATCATAATGAAAGATTGGTTAATAAAAGAAAAGAGATCTTCGGAGACTTTAACCCTGAGTTTATAGTTTTCTATAATGCTAGAAATATTAGGCGTAAATCAACTTCTGATTTGATTGCTGCTTATTCTATATTCTGTGATAAAATAGGTGAAGAGAAAGCTAAGAAATGTGCTTTACTACTCCATACTCAGCCACTTGATGAAAATGGTACAGACTTACCTGTTGTAAAGGACTTGCTGTGTGATCCATCTTATCAAAAGGTTTATTTTTCTGATGCAAGACTCACAGCAGAAGATGTAAATTTACTTTATAATATGTCAGATGTTACGGCTCTTATATCTTCTAACGAAGGATGGGGACTATCTTTGACAGAAGCTATGATGTCCGGAAAAATGATTATTGCAAATGTTACAGGCGGAATGCAAGATCAATTAAGGTTTGAAGATGAGACAGGCAAATGGATTGATTTTAACAATAAGTTCTGTTCTAATCATTATGGTACATATAAGAAACATGGAGAGTGGGGCATAGGAGTTTTCCCTAACAATATGAGTATTGTTGGATCTATTCCTACACCTTATATATTTGATGATAGATGCGACTTTAGAGATGTTGCAAATGCAATTCAAAATATATATGAACTTCCAGTAGAAGAAAGACAAACAAGAGGTTTAAAAGCTCGTAAATGGGTAACTTCAAATGAGTCTATGATGAGTGCTAGAATAATGTGCGAGAATGTTGTTTCTACAATAAACAAAACATTCGAGAAGTTCAAACCAAGAAAAAACTTTGAATTAATTAAAACAGAAAAATTAGGAAAGAAAAAAATTGTACACCCTTTAGTATATTAATATGAAACAGTTTTGCGTTATATCATGTCCAATTGACACATATTCAGGTTATGGTGCTAGAGCTAGAGATCTTGTAAAGGCCATATACGAATTAAAGAAAGATGAGTGGGATATTAAAATTGCATCTCAAAGATGGGGAGTTACTCCTTGGGGATACATCAATGATAATAAAGAAGAGTGGGAATGGTTATTTCCACTGATATTAACAAATCCTCAATTACAAAGACAACCTGATATTTGGATGCAGCTTACAGTTCCAAATGAATTTCAACCAATAGGTAAGTATAATATAGGATTAACTGCTGGTATAGAAACTACTATTTGTGATCCTAGTTGGATTGAAGGAATTAATAGGATGGACACTACATTAGTATCTTCTCAACATGCCAAAGAAGTATTTCAAAAATCTGCATTTGAGAAAAGAGACCAACAAAATAATGTAGTAGAAGTAGTTAAACTAAATAAGCCGGTAGAAGTATTATTTGAAGGTGTAGATCTTAATAAATACTTTTTCATTCAAGATGAAGACTTAGAAGAAACAAATCTTGTTTTAGAGTTAGATGAAATTAATGAAGAGTTTTGTTATTTGTTTGTAGGACATTGGTTGCAAGGTGAGATTGGTGAGGATAGAAAGAATATTGGGCTTATGATCAAAACATTCCTTGAGACATTCAAAGATAAAAAGAATAAGCCTGCATTAATTATAAAAACGTCTGGAGCTGGTGCATGTATAATGGACAGGGATGAAATGCTAAGAAAGATAGATCAAGTAAGATCTACAGTTAGTGGCAACTTACCAAACATATACTTGCTTCATGGAGAATTAGATGATAAAGATATAAACAATCTTTATAACCATCCTAAAGTAAAAGCTATGTTTAACCTTACTAAAGGTGAAGGTTTTGGTAGGCCTATCTTAGAATTTACATTAGCAAAAAAACCAATCATAGTTTCAGGTTGGTCTGGACACATGGACTTCTTGGATAAGGAATTTAATTGTCTATTGAATGGCGAGTTAAGAAACGTGCATCCATCTGCTCAAGTACAAAATATGATATTAGCAGAATCACAATGGTTCAGTCCTGATATATCGCAAGCTAAACAATTCTTAGAAGAAGTTTATGAGAAATATAACAAATACCAAGAATTAGCTAAAAGACAATCTCATTTGACTAGAACTAATTATTGTTTTGAAGAGATGAAAAAACTTGTTGGCCTGTACTTAGATAGAGTACCTAAACAAGTAGAAGTGCAACTTCCTAAATTAAAGAAAATAGAACTTCCTAAATTAAAAAAAGTAGACTAATGACATCTAGAGATTTTACAATCTGGCTTCGCGGATTCACAGAAGCTTGTAATGATTATACTGCGACACCAAAACAATGGGATCGCATTAAGGAAGTGTTAGAAGATGTAGAAGATTATGATGACAATCCTGGAATAGATGTTGAAATAGATGGCTGGGGTTCAAGATGGTCATCTTCGCCATGTTATAATCCTAATTTGACTGTGCCACTGACTGGAACAATATCTGTATCAGGATCTGGCTCACCCATTATTACTACTGGTGGAACCGGAACCACCACTAATACTGTACGGAATGATAAGATGGGTTGTTGGCATTATACAAACTACCCTGAAGGGTTTGGATATTTTACAAATAGTACAGCTGAATCTAAAAAAGAAAAACAACAACTCAATGACTGATAATTTAATAACATGCCCAAAGTGTAGTGTAGCAGAATCTTGCTATGTATTACCTATTAATGAGTTTCATAAGTCCTATGTTTGTTTTAACTGCGGTTTTCAAACAAATGATTTAATGCGTGAAGGTGAATTTGACTTTGAGGAGTATGAAAATGAAATACCTGAATTGTATAAAGAGATTAAGTATACAGATTCAGAAGGTAGAGTATGGTATCCGCATATTATTAATTTAGAAGGTAAAGGAACTGTATTTGCCAATGGTTCATCAAAAGAAGATTGGCAATGGAGTGCAATTAAGTCTGTACTTCTAACAGAAGAAGAAAAAGAAAGTCTTAAGTTTAAAGGAAAATTATTTAAATCAGATTCAAAGACCTTACAAAATTTTGGTATAGACTATTTTGCTGCCTGTGATTATATATCTTTTTTTGATATACAATTAAATTAATGTTATGCCAACAATTAGTTATGCAATTACAGCATGTAATGAACATGTTGAATTAGATAGGCTATTAGAAATTCTTACAGAATCTATAAGACCAGAAGATGAAATAGTTATTCAATTAGATAAAACAGCAACAGTAGAAGTAAGATCTACTTGTTTTGATTTTGGTAGATCAAACTTAAGAGTCATTGAGTTTCCTTTAAATAATGACTTTGCAGCATTCAAAAATAATCTTAGTAGAGAGTGCCTTAAAGACTACATCTTCCAAATAGATGCAGACGAATATCCTAATCCAGATTTTATTGCTAACTTGGCAGATATATTAGAATACAATCAAACAATTGATGTATTTTTAGTACCAAGGATTAATACAGTATCAGAATTAACTGAGCAGCATATTCAAAAATGGGGATGGAGAGTTAATGATAAAGGTTGGGTTAATTTCCCTGATTATCAATGGAGAATATGGAAAAATAAAGTAGGTATTCATTGGATAAATAAAGTCCATGAAAAACTGAATGGGTACAAAGAATTTTCACTACTTCCTCAATCTGAAGAATATTGTTTAATTCATCCAAAAGACATCGCAAGACAAGAAAGACAAAATCAATATTATAATACAATTTAGTTATGGCAAAAAAAGAAACCTATCAAGATTTAGAAGATTACAAATTTACAGAAAAAAAGATTCTTAGGTTAGTAGAAAGATATATTCAGCAAAAACACTATGATAAAAAGTGGGAAGCAGGTAAAGACTGGGTTCAATACGCAGGACCTTATTTTGATTCTAAAGAATATGTAGCAGCAATTAAAAGCTTATTGACTGAGTGGTTAGTATTAGGTGCTGATGCTAATAAGTTTGAAACTAAGTTCCCAAAAAAGTTTGGTAAAGAGTATGGACTATTAGCTAATTCAGGATCTAGTGCTAACTTATTGATGATGCTAGCACTAACATCTAAGAGAGGTTTAAACTTACCTAAAGGCACAAAAGTTATTACTCCTATTGCAGGTTTTCCTACTACTATTAATCCTATCTTACAAGTAGGCTTTACTCCTGTATTTGTAGATATTGAACTACAAACATTGAATCTTGATCTTGATCAAGTAGAAAAAGCCTGTATTGATAATCCTGATGCAAAAATCATTACATTTGCACATGTACTTGGCAATCCTCCCAACATGAATAGATTGATGGAGATCATTGAGAAGTATAAACTAATCTTGTTAGAAGACTGTTGTGATGCATTAGGATCCTTCTATGAAGGTAAACCTTTAGGATCGTTTGGAGAATTAGCAACTTGTTCATTCTATCCAGCACACCATATGACTATGGCTGAAGGTGGATTTGTTGCATGTAAAGATGAGAACACTGAAAGGATTATACGTAGCTTTAGAGAATGGGGTCGTGGTTGTTATTGTATAGGTAAACAAAACCTATTAGAGAAAGGATCTTGTGGCTGTCGCTTCAATACATGGCTACCATCGCTACCAAATGATCTGTTCGACCATAAATATGTCTATGAAGAGATAGGCTATAATTTGAAACCTATTGAGCTTCAGGCATCAATGGGATTGGTACAGATGGAGAAGTTAGAAGAGATTGGACAAAAGCGTAGAGATAACTACAAGAATCTATTTAGTGCATTTAAAAAGTACAAACAGTATTTCCATTTACATGAAGCACAATTAGGAGCTGATGTTGATTGGTTTGCATTTCCTGTAACTCTTAGAGATGACGCACCATTTAAAAGATCTGATATCTGTCAATTCTTTGAAGCAAATAAAGTTCAAACAAGACCATACTTTGCAGGTAACATTATGTTACAGCCAGCATATGAAGGACTCATGGATCCAAAAGAAGTTATTGAAAAGTTTCCTATCGCTAGAAAAGTTACTACTGACACTTTCTTCTTAGGCACATCTCCAGTAATTAATAAAGAGAAGACAGATTATATTGAAATGATTCTTAATAAATTTATAGATCAACTATGAAAATAGCTTTTGTTAGTGAACTTCCTTTACATGGTAAAGTACCTGATAATTACTTTAATATGAGAACAGAGTTTGCTTGGATGCATGCTCTAAATGCAGATCATTACAATATAAGAAAGACTGATAAGATACTTAACTACGATCATGTTTTTATAATCTTTCCAAAAGGAGAGGTCTATCTAAATGCAGTAGGATCAAAACTAATAGATAAACAAAACCCAGTGTCTGATATACTCAGATCATCTTTAGTAACAGACCTTAAAAGAAAAAATAAAAAGGTTCATTATGTACAAGAGGGTCCTCATTGGTTATTTAATGACTATGAGATATATGATCAGATCTACTTCTATAATATGATTCAAGAGTGTGATTCTATATTTGCACATAACGAACATGATAGAGTTTATTATAAAGGAATATTTCTAAACAAACCTGTTAATACTATCCAGACATTAATGATAGAAGATTTAATTAAAGACATCATACCTACTAAAGAAAATAAAACAATCATAGGAGGAAACTTTGCAAGGTGGTATGGAGGGTTTGAAAGTTATATGGTAGCTGATAATTTTGGTACAGAAATATGGGCGCAGGAGTCTCATGCAAAGAGGCAGGGTGAAGAGATGGTAGAAGGTATAAAACATCTGCCTAGACTTATATGGTTAGACTGGATGAAGTCATTATCAACTTTCAAATACGCTGTTCATCTAATGCCTACAATTGCAGCTGGTACATTTAGTTTAAACTGTGCATATTTTGGTATACCCTGTATTGGAAATAGAGAGGTTGACACACAGAAGCTATGTCATCCTAATTTAGCCGTTGATGTTAATGATATTCAGTATGCAACTGAATTGGCAAAGAGACTTAAAGAAGATCAAGGCTTTTATGAAGATTGTTCTTATCAAGCTAAACATAACTACGAGTCTTTCTATTCAATAGAAGATTGGAAAGAGAATATGAATAATATACTAAATAAAATATAACATGAAAACAGCATTAGTACTTGGAGCCGGTGGCTTTATTGGATCTCATTTAGTTAAGAGATTAAAAGAAGAAGGTTTTTGGGTTCGTGGAGTTGATTTAAAATATCCTGAACATTGGGATACTATTGCAGATGATTTTATAACTTGTGATTTAAGAGATTCAAAAAATGTAGAGTCTGTTATTAGACTAGAAGCCTATCAAGGATTTCCTCTACCTAGTAAGCATAGTCAATATCCATTTTCTGAATTACTTGTATTTAATGAAGTATATCAATTGGCCGCAGATATGGGTGGAGCTGGATATATTTTTACAGGAGAGCATGATGCTGATGTAATGCATAATTCTGCTTTGATTAATTTAAATGTAGCTCATTACGCAGTAAAAGGTAAAGTAAAAAGAGTTTTCTATTCCTCCTCAGCTTGTATGTACCCAGAACATAATCAGATAGATCCAGCAAATCCTAATTGCAAAGAAAGTTCAGCATATCCTGCTAATCCAGATTCAGAATACGGATGGGAGAAATTATTCAGCGAGCGTTTATATTTAGCTTTTAATAGAAATTATAATCTTGATGTAAGAATAGCTCGTTTTCATAATATATTTGGACCGTATGGAACTTGGAAAGGAGGAAAAGAAAAAGCGCCTGCTGCAATGTGTCGTAAAGCTGCAGAAACTTTAGAAGGAGAAAATATAGAAGTCTGGGGAGATGGACAACAAACTAGATCATTTCTTTATATAGATGAATGTATTAACAGAGTATTAGAGTTCATGAGGCAAGATTCATTTATAGGACCTGTAAACATAGGTTCAGAAGAGATGGTTACTATTAATAGACTAGCGCAATTAGCAATAGACGCGTCAGGAAAAAATATATCTATCAAGAATATATCAGGACAAGAGTTTGAGTCAAAGTATGGATTCAAGTGTCCTGTAGGTGTTAGAGGTAGAAATAGTGACAGTACTCTTTATAAGAAAGAAATGGGATCTGACGTATACTATCCTTTAGATAAAGGTATTAAAGAAACTTTTGATTGGATTAGTAAACAAGTAAACTCATAATGTCTAAAATTTTTATTACTGGAGGTAAAGGAATACTAGGTAGTAAATTGGTTCTGTCTTTATTATCTAATCATGATGTATATGCACCAGATAAAAAAGATTGTGATATAACCAATTTATCAGAGGTTAAAAATGCAATAAATCAATATCAACCAGATATAGTGATACATGCAGCTGCATATGTAGATACCTTTGGATGCGAGAAAAATCCAATTAGTGCAATAGACACAAATATTATAGGTACTATAAACTTAGTTAAATCTATTTTAGAATTAAGTTGTAAATTTGTTTATATATCGTCTGAATATGTTTTTGGTGGCGACAGAGGGTACTATACAGTTGAAGACAAATTAGATCCAAAAAATATATATGGTAAAACAAAAGCATCATCAGAATATATTGTTTCAATATTAGAAAATTATCAAATAATAAGAGCTCCATTTATAAGAAAAGTTTATCCTAAAGTATTTACAGATCAGTATTGCTCTAGATACTTTCTTGATGAAGCTGTACAGAAGATCATTTATAATATTATGAATAATAATGATAAGATAGTTCACATAGCTACAGAAAGAATGTCCTTATATGATTTATATATCAACAAAGGAATATATGCAGATCCTATAACAATGGATGAACATTTTCTACAAGTTATACCTAAAGATACTAGTTTAATAAATAATAGCATATAATATGAAAAAAAATAGAGTTGCATGCGTAGTATTTTATACAGATGATAGATATGACGGTTTAGTTAGTAATGTTAGAAATAGTTTTTTATCCTTTCATAAAGATGAAGCAGACTATTATCAAATAGATTATACTAACCAAAAAGAATATAATGATTCACTAGAGTACTTTGAATATGCACCAGAAACCTTTCTTATGCAATACATTTATGCATATGAAATAATGAGAAAATATAATTATGAGAAGGTTATTATTTTAGGTTCAGATACTATAGTTTGTAATAGAATGGATGAGTTTATGGATAATGATACAACTCCTGTATTAGCAACATCCAATTACTATATTCATGAAGAAACAGAATATTGGAGTGCACCTATTATACAAATAACTTTACCAGATGGATCTACTGAAATAGAGCATTTGAATATTAATGCTGATGTGGTTTGTTTTAATAGCCATGAAGCGTTAAAAAAAGTAATTGAACTTAGTATAGAGCATTATGGATATTTCTCCATTCAAGGAGGATTGAATGAACTTGCATGGGCAGATAAGTCTTATGAAGTAGGAGTAGTTGATTTACCATATTCATTAAGTAATGTGGCATATAATGTAAGATCTAAAGGCGTTCCTAGAACTAATATGATCAAAGAAGGGTTATTAGCAAATTGCTGGCCTCATAATGTTCATGGTTTTCCACATGAATGGTTGGCTAAAAGAGATTTGATTGATGGTAAACCATCTCCTATAAGAAAGTGGTATGTTAAAGATGGTAAACTATTTACTCATGAGCATAAGCAGATAAAATGTTTTCACTTTGTTGAAGGAATAGGAGGTAGACCTTTAGAAGATTTTATGACGTACATAAATGATTTTAAAACAAATTGGTTTAACGAAGATACAATTAAGTATTTTAAAGAGATATGTAATTGCACTGAATTTTTTAATTAAAATTTAAATATGTATAAAGTTGTTCACAAACCTTGGGGTAAAGAAGAATGGTTAGAATTAAATGATGCGTATTGTTACAAGAGAATATACATCAATGCTGGATACAAAACTAGCTTTCAATATCATCAATTCAAAAAAGAAACAAACTATATTATAGATGGTATAGCAGAGGTATGGTTAGAAAATGATGAAGGAGTAGTTGAGAAAAAGATAATGAAAAGAGGAGAGTTTTTCAACGTAACCCCACCTAAAAAGCATAGAGTAATTGCTATCACAGATATTATTTTACAAGAAGTATCTACCCCTCATGTAGACGATGTATTCAGAATAGATGATGAATTTAATAGAGCAGATGGTAAAATAGAAGCAGAACATAAAACTCCTGCAGTCTTAATTCTATCTGCTGGATTAGGAAGTAGATTGAAAGATCTTACTAAGAATATTAATAAGGCAATGATTCCGATAAATAATAAGGCAATCATATCTTATATTGTAGAGAAGTTTCCTTCTAATTATGATTTTATATTAGCTCTAGGATATAAAGGAGAGGAACTAAAACAATACTGCCAATTAGCTCATCCCAATATTAATTTTACTTTTGTTAATGTAGACAAAATAGAAGGAGCTGGATCTGGACCTGGGTACTCTGCTTTTAAATGTAAAGAATATCTACAAAGACCATTTTATTTTATCGTATCAGATTGTATCATAGATTCTAAGATGCCTCATTTAGATGGTAACTGGTTAGGAGTTTATCCTACTAGTTATCCTGAAAAATACTCTACTGTAGAAATAGATCAAGATAGCAACATATTAAGTTTAGTTAATAAAGATGAACAGGGATATGATAATGCTTTTATAGGATTGGCTAGTATTTGGGACTATGATATATTTTGGAACGAATTAAAAGATAGTAATAGTGAAGAGATTATCTCAGCATTTAAAGACTTTTCCAAGTATCCTAGTTTTAAATCTAAAGAATTAAAGTGGATAGACACAGGTAATTTAGATGATTTGAATAATGCTAAAGAGCATTTTAATGACAATCCACTATCATTATATAAGGCAACAGATGAGATAACATATAAATGCGGAACGTTTATTAAGTTTAATCCAGATACAAACTTCATAAAAAATAAATCAAAGAGAGCCGAGATATTAAAATCAATAGTACCATCAGGATATAAAAATACAAGTTATTTTATATCTTATAACTGGGAACCTGGAATGACTCTCTATTCATATGATCAATATTCACTATATAGTAAGTTTTTAGAATTTTATAAAAATATCTTATCTTCATCAAAGAAATGGAAAGGATCTAATACATCAGAACTTGTTTATGACTTTTATGTAACTAAAACCAATAAAAGAAAGAATTTGTTTCTAGATAAGTTTGGGTCTGAATACTATACAGAGCAGTATACTATTAATGGTAAAAAATATGATTCTATGCAGTCTACAATAGATAACATAGATCTATCAATATTCAAAGATACTCATTTCTATAATATGTTTCATGGAGATTTACAGTTTGATAACATACTTTACAATGATCAAAATGATAAGTTTACATACATAGATTGGAGAGAATCATTTGCAGGTAATATAGAAGGCGGAGATATATATTATGATCTTGCTAAATTATATGGCGGATGTTTAATTCCTTATAATCTAATGAAAGAGAAAGATCCTATATCTTTATTAGAAGGATCTTCTACAGTTGAATATTCATATTATATACCTCAAGATCTTAATAGGTTTAAAATAATATATGAAAAATGGATATTAGATCAAGGATTTGATTTGAATAAAGTTAAACTAATAACCGGTATTATATTTTTGAATATGTCTCCTTTACATGATAGAGTATTTGCAAAAATGCTATGGTTTAAATCAATACAACTTCTAAATGATCTTAATAAATAAAGATACAAAAATATATGGGTCATTTTCCACTAATCCTGGCAATAATGGCTGTGTGTTCTTTAATAATAAATTTAAAGAAAATAATGTAAACGCTATATATAAATCTTTCTATTCTAATAATATAGAAGATTCTGTATTAGCAGCTAAATCGTTGCAATTTTCAGGGTTTGCTATTAGTATGCCATTTAAAACAGAAGTGCTGAAGTATATAGACAGCGTGGATTATGCTGTTAAACAAATAGGAGCTGCAAATACTATAGTTAATAAAGATGGCAAATTAAAAGCTTATAATACAGATTGCACGGCTTTGTATAACTATCTGAAAAGTAGTAAAATAGACTCACTTACAATATTAGGAAACGGAGGATTCAGTAAAGCTCTACAATATACATGTGAGCTCCTAAATATAAAATATTCAGTTGTTTTGAGACATGATTTTGAAAATGTTCCTAATCTCAAAGGATATGTATTTAATGCCACACCAATTGATGTAGAAGTAGAAGGTACTTTAATTGATGGCAGACCGTTTACAGATGAAGGAAAAAAAATTGCAAGACTACAAGCAGAGGAACAATATAAAATTTATATGAATGAATAACATAAAGTACTTTATAGGACCTATGTCTAAAAATGTTGTGGATGCTATAACTGATTTTTGCAATAAAACAGGAAATAATATAGCTTTAATACCTTCTAGAAGACAGGTAGAGTGGAGTGGTGGATATGTAAATAATTGGACTACAGAAGAATTTAGTAAGTACACGCCACTATTAAAACAGAGAGATCATTCAGGACCAGGCCAAGGTATAGTAGATGATGATGGATACGAATCATTAAAATATGATTGTCAGTATTTAGATCTTATTCATATTGATCCATGGAAAAAATATCCTGTATTTACTGATGGATTAAAAGAGACAATTAAAATGATTGAATATTGCTATCAGCTAAATCCTAAGATACAATACGAAGTTGCTACTGAAGAATCAATTAGAAGATTTGAACCATATGAATTATCAGACCTAATGCACCAACTTAAGAGTAGGTTATTTGCAGAAGTTTATAGTAGAATAAAGTATCTGGTTATACAATCTGGTACTTCTTTAAAAGGAACTAATCAAACAGGTGTGTATGATTCTGAAAGATTAAAAGATATGATATCTGTTTGTAAACAATTTAAAATATTATCTAAAGAACATAATGGTGATTATATCCCAGTATCTGTTATAAAAGAAAAATTTTCATTAGGTTTAGATGCGATCAATATAGCTCCTGAATTTGGTCTTATAGAAACACAAACTTATCTTAATGAAATTAAAGATAGTAAAACATTAGATAGATTTTGGCAAATATGCTATGATTCTAAGAAGTGGATTAAGTGGGTAAACCCAAGTTTTGACCCGTACGTGAATAAGATAGACCTTATAAAAATATGCGGTCATTATGTACTATCACATCCTGAATTTATAAACGAGATCAAAGAACAATTTGATGATATAGACGCAAGAATAAAAAACAATATTAAAAATAAATTAATAGAATTGTATGGATACTAGACCTGCTACTATATTTTGCGATATAGATGGAACTCTAACTAAGCACACACTACCTACTGTATCTCAACTTCCATCTAATAAAATGGTACTGTTGGATGGTACTTTAGATAAATTAAATGAGTGGGATAAAAAAGGATATAGGATTATTCTGACAACAGGTAGAAAGGAAGGATTGAGAGCACAAACAGAAAAACAATTGCAAGAAGCAGGAATAATATATGACCAGCTTATTATGGGAATAGGTGGAGGTCCTAGATACTTAATTAATGATAAGAAGCCAGATGGCAGAGAGGTAGCTAAAGCCATTAATATAAATAGGAATGAAGGAATTAAAAATGTAGAGTTGTGAGTGAATTTAGAAATAAAAGTCTTTTAGATACAAATTCAGATCTTGAACATTTGCATACATTTAAAAGTGTTCCTGTATCAATGGGATGCACTTCTAATGATAGGAGCGGAGATATAGTTGCAGACCAAATATGGGACATTTGTAAAAACACAGGCATCATCCAGTTAAGAAACCCTTTAGATTTAGATATAGTATATAAGTTTCCCCATAATGATGGAATAGGCAATGTTTGGGAAACGCACTATCAAAAATTTACAGACTTTATAACTGGGTGCAATATATCTAATGTAATTGAAATAGGAGGCGGAACAGGAAGACTCGGTAAGTTATTTCTACAAAAGAATGTAAATTCTAAATGGACTATGATTGAACCTAATCATACATACCAACCTATTACAATGGAAAACTTTATCCATATTAGAAAGTGGTTTACAGATGATTATGATCTAGGATTTGAATACGATGCTATTGTTCATTCGCACGTTTTTGAACATACATATGACCCTAAACAATTTCTCAAGACTATATACAATCAAATATCAGAACATAAGTTACATATATTTAGCTTTCCTAATCTAAAAAAATTTATTAAAAATAGATTTACTAATGCATTAAATTTTGAACATACAGCCTTTCTTACAGAAGATATCACAGATATTTTATTAAGAGAAGTTGGGTTCTCTACTATAAAGAAAGATTATTATGGAGAACATAGTATTTTTTATATTTGTAAGAAGTCAAAACCTGAATTGATATCGTATCCTAGTTCTATATATGAAGAAAATAAATTTTTATTTTTAGATTATATAAATTTTTATAAGAAAGAAATAGAAGGTTTGAATACGAAGATAGAACAGTTTGATGGAAATATCTTTCTTTTCGGAGCACACATATTCTCTCAGTTTTTAATATTCAATGGATTAAATACTGATGGAATAAATTGTATATTAGATAATAGTCAAATGAAACAAGGTAACAGACTCTACGGTACTAACTTATTTGTAAAGTCGCCTAATATTTTACAACAAGAAACATCAGCCGCTATTATATTAAAAACAGCAGCCTATAATCAGGAAATAAAAGACCAGATATTAAATACAATAAATAATAAAGTTAAATTTTTTGAATAATGATTAGAAATAAGTTTAAAATAATTACACCGTCCTTTAATAATGAGGAATGGGTAGAATACAATATAGCAAGTATATTGAATCAAACTTACACTAATTATGAAGTATTATATGTAGATGATAGTTCTACAGATAACACATATAAGAAAGCTTTAGATATAGTTAAAAATTTATCTAATTGGAAAGTTATAAAAAATGAAATCAATAAAGGTGCTACATACAATTACCTTGAAAATATAGAAAGTTTTGTAGACGATAACGATATTCTAATTCATCTAGATGGTGATGATTGGTTTTATGATGAAACTGTTTTAGAAAAACTCAATGACTTTTACAATAATGAAGATGTGTGGATGACATACGGAGGTTTTGTATGTTATGATGGTACAGATGAACCTAAATTACCACATCCACAATCTACGCCGCATCCAGACTTTATACATAATCATAAGAAGTATAGAGAGGATATATGGAGAGCGTCTCACTTAAGAACATATAGGGGATTTTTATTTAAAGCTGTGGATAAAGAAGACATAAAACCTTTGTTAGGAGGAGAATATTATTGGCACGCATCTGATCTTGCATTTCAATATCCATGTATGGAAATGTGTCCGAAAGAAAAAATTGGAGTGGTTGATTTTTATACATGCATTTATAATCAAACTAAATCTAATCAAGTTAGAACTAGAGAAAGAGAGAGCCAAGATAATTCAAAATATGAAGTAGAAATTAGAAATAGAAAAAAGTATAAAGAGGGATTAAGTGGAGAAAAACTACACCAAGTAAACATATTTAATAAAGATTACTATTTTGAATATAATACTATACCTAAAAAATTTACTTTCTGTTATGAACAATATGAAGGTGAATACGATATGGTTATGTTGTGTGATCTTTTAGTTCTAGAATATTTAGAAGGTAGACTTAACATTCCTAGGAAGGTTCCAATAGTAGCAAGACTTCTTGAACAAAGAGAATATTATCAGAATAGAATTTTTGAAGCTGTTATAAAAAATTATGATAAGTTAGACTGCGTTTTAACTTTTGATAGAGAATTATTAAAAAAAATACCGAATGCAGTATTTTTCCCTCCAACAGAAGTTACACAGTTTAACAGACTTCCTAATCCTGCTAATCACCCCCCAATGAAATCTCCATCGTTTGAAGGATATGAACTTCCTAATAACTTATATCAAATTTATTCCAAGTCTAAATTAGTATCCTCAGTGGTATCTACAAAAGCATTTCTACCTGGACACGTAAAGAGACTTAATTTTATAAAGGCTATACAGAATAAAATAGATATCTATGGTAGAGGTATAAGAGAAATACCTAGCAAGCTAGAAGGAATAAAAGACTATATGTTTAGTGTTGCTATTGAAAACATATCTTGCGATGATAACTACTTCTCAGAAAAGATCATTGATTGTTTTTTAACTGGCACTATTCCTGTCTATCATGGATGTATTCATATAGGAGAGTTTTTTGATGAGAGAGGTATACTATCTTTTAAAACACAAGAAGAGCTAGATGCAATCATAGATAGCCTTAGTCCAGAAAAATATCAATCTATGTTAGAGTATGCAAAAATAAACTTTGATAAATGCTTTGACTGGGCTTTAGATAATGATATGGCTTATGAAAAGTATTATAAACAAATTATATTGAATGGAACTTCTCTTTAATGTATATCTTACAGATAGTCCTGGCAATCTATATAGTAAGCTAGATAGAGGTAATTTACCACAGACTAAAAAGTTGGATGTTACCAAATATAGCCTATCTAGTTTATCTAAAATGTACCCATGGAAAAATGCTATTATAAATGTAGAATTAGATTCTAGAATATATAAAGAAGACGACTATAAAGATTTAGAGACTTATATATCAAAAGAATTTTCTGGTATGCAATTTACATTCTCTAGAAAGCGGGTTTGTTTACAGAATGACTGGATAGAAATATATCAAAAATTAAATAGCAACTTTGTTTTTTATTTAGGCAATCATGATCATATTTTTGTAGATTCAACAAATGAATACCTATTAACCTTATTAGAGTCTGCTAAAACAAACTGTGGTTCGTATACGACATTAGTTATGAGTCATTGGCCAGAGAATATAAGATGGGCAAAATCTGGTTACATAGATCTTCATCAATCTATTCCTACTAAACTAAACAAAAATTATAGGATAGATGAAAACAATTTATATTATCAAGATATTTCTATAGATAGTTTAAATATTTTAAGTAAAGAAATTTTAAAAGATTGGATATTAACTGGTGATTGGGGAAATAAAGTTATACCTAGAATGGATGGAATAGGAGCTAACTCAATACTAACTATTAGGAATGCAATAGGAATACCATTACCAGAACAGGAGATCATAATACCATTCAAAGAACAATTAAGACATTTTGATGGTTATATGCATCAAATGATAAGTAATAATGTGTGTCCTGCCTTAACTATACCAGATGGATTCTTTAATAATCAAATAAAAATTAGATTTGGATATAATAATTATAAAGAAGGTTGGGTAAATATAAATTCTATGATACAGAATTATAGGGCGCATGATATTAATGGAGTTGATGATAAAATTTTGATTGAAGATATACCTCTTTTCTGGAAAAATAAAATAGTGGAAATTGATAAGAATCCAGATATTGATGAAGAGTTAATGATTCAATATAGATTATCAGCTGTATTAAATATGGTATATTCTGATGACAGATACAATCCATATATAGACAAAGATACAGAGACTAAAGTATTAAACGAATACTTAAATAATTATAAACAATATAAATTAGTATGACAAAGGTAGTTTACGTAACAGGTTGTTTTGGGCTTATAGGAAGTCACATAACAAGAGCATGTTTAGAAAAAGGTTGGTACGTTAAAGGAGTTGATTCATTAACTTACGCAGCAAATAAAGATTTAATTGAAGAGTTTTCTTTATACAATAAGTTCTCTCTTGTAAAAGATGATATAAATAATCTTAAGTTTTTATATGAGTGTGATTATATCATTAATACAGCAGCAGAAACTCATGTAGGCAATTCAATAGCCAATTCAGATAAGTTTATAACTTCTAATATTAATGGAGTTCATAACTTACTTGAATTGTTAAGAAAATATAGACAAGAAACAACTAAGCTTCCCGTATTACTTCACTTTTCAACTGATGAAGTATATGGAGATATTGAAGACGGTGCACATACAGAGAAGGACTTACTTAAACCATCTAATCCATATTCAGCAACTAAAGCCGCAGCCGACCAATTAATACTTGCTTGGGGTAGAACGTATAAAATTCCCTACGTTATAGTAAGACCAACTAATAATTATGGAATTGGCCAGTATGTAGAAAAGCTTATTCCTAAAGCTTGCAAGTATTTAACTTTAGATAGAAAGATACCTTTGCATAATGGAGGATCTCCAATAAGAAATTGGTTACATGCCGCAGATACAGCAGAAGCAATAATTACTATAATTGAATCAGGAGTTCAAAATGAAATATTCAATATTGCTGGAGGGCATGAACAAAGTAATTTATCCACTATAAAGAAAGTTATACAAAATTATACTGGATTAAGTATATTTGATGTAAATGAATATATAGATACCGACTATTCAAGACCCGGTCAAGATGTTAGATATGCCTTAGATGATAGTAAATTAAAAAGTCTTGGTTGGGAACCTAAAAAGAAATTTGATTCAGAGATACAAAAAATTGTAAAGTATTATAAATCAAAGTTTATATGGTAGAAAATAAGAAAAGACTGATTATAGCTAATATGTATAGAGCAAAGAATAAATCTGCATTCTTTGCACTACATCAGGCTATAAATAAACTACCTGAGTTTGATATAGAGTTTCATATATTGTGGGATGATATAAACTATAAGGATGAATGGACTAATAAAATAGATAGTTTAAATTGTAAAATAGTAGCATATACTAAACAACAGCTAGATCAATATTGTTTAGAATATGGAGTCCTTCAAGAGTTTATAGATAAATTTATTAAGTTTAAAGCAATATATTTTATTCTCCATGGACATTACTTAAAGAAAAATAATATAACTAACTACTACTTAATATATGATGATGATATAGTATTAGCCGAAGACATTTCTGAGTTTAAACAATGTTTACTTGAGGAGATACCTTGTTTAGTACACGAACCTTTGAATGCAAATTGTGATAAAGTACTTGCAAATAATTTATTTAATCTATATCAAGATTCATACGAGTATTATAGACAAGTAAATCCTCAGATGCTTGGTTTTAATGCTGGTATTCAAGGAATTAGTTTAGATGTGTATGAGGATTTTATCCAACCAGAGTATTTCTTTTTTATGTTAAACTTATTTAATTATAATGGAATATACGATGAGAATGCAAAAGAGATAACCGGCTTTCAAAGAACTATGATTGATACTCAACAACAATCATTCTTTGGAATTATGAATATCATAAGATCGAAAAGAACTCCTCATATATTAACACCTGAGCAATACTTCGTATGTCCTAATTGGGGATATCATCCATTATATGGTAATATAGATCCGGCAAATCAATACGGAGGGTGGGATGTAAATATGAAGTCTAAGATTATTCATTTTATAGGACATACAGTACTAGAGGGAATTAATTATGGAAAACCAGAAATGTATCATAAATTAGTAGATCAATATTTAAAAAATCAAGATGTTTATGAATGTTAAAGTAAGTGATGTTATTGCAGACTACTTAAAACAAAAAGGTATAGAAGTAGTATTTGGTATTATAGGATCTGCAAATTCTCATATATTTGATTCAATTAATAAATTAGGTTACACTAAGATTATTAATACACATCATGAACAAGCTGCAGTACTTGCAATGGGTGCATACTATAGAGCATCAGGTAAATTATCTGCAACTATAGTTACAGCAGGAGGAGGATCAACTAATGCTGTTACAGGAGTAGTAAGTAACTGGGCAGACTCTATACCTGGAATCATTATCTCAGGACAAGAGAACTACAACTATGTTAGTACTCAAGAATCATTGAGGATGTATGGTACTCAAGGATTGAATATGACTAAGATGGTATCAGAAGTAACTAAGAAAGCAATTGCTTTTGATAATGAAATGAATATTCAAACTATATTAGAAACGCTTGATCATATAACAAGCGTAGGAAGACCAGGCCCAGTATGGTTAGATATTCCAATGAATTTACAAGCTAAGATGGTTAATAAAAGAAATTGGGATTTCATTGAACCAGTTAAAATAGAAACAGATATAGAATTAATTATAGATGAAATTAATAAGTCTAAAAGACCAGTTATAATAGGAGGCAATGGTATTAGATTATCAGGAGCAAAAAAACAATTCAATCGATTATTGGATTATGCAAAAATCCCTACGCTACTTACTTGGTCAGGTATAGACTTATTAGATAGTGAGAATCCTAACTTCTTTGGTAGGTTTGGCTTATATGGACAAAGAGCCGCAAACTTTATTGTACAAAATGCTGATTTAGTACTTGTATTAGGAAGTAGATTGGCCCTACCCCAAGTAGGATATGACTTTAACCAATTTGCAAGAGGCGCAAAGATAATTGTAGTAGACATAGATGAACTTGAAGGAACTAAATATCCAGTTGATTTTGTTTGGGGAGATTGTAAAGAAGTTATAGAAAGTCTAATTCAATCTTCTCATATGATGTGGGGATATAAAAAAGAGTGGGTAAATAAATGTATAGAATTAAAAGAAAGGTATCCTTTAGTAGATGAAACTATTCATAAAGATAATGGATACTTAAACTCGTATAAGTTCATAACTAAGATGTCTGACTATTTGAAAGATGATCATATAGTTGTAACTGATATGGGAACTGCTTTATTAAGTGGACATCAAAACATAAAGCTTAAACCTAACCAGACTATGTTTACATCGCAAGGTCTAGGTGAGATGGGTTATGGCCTTCCTGCTGCATTAGGCGCAGCTCTTGCATGCCCAAACAAGCCTGTGTTATGTATGAACTGTGATGGTGGAATGATGATGAACATACAAGAACTTCATACCATTATAGAGAATGATCTTCCTATTAAGATTATCATCTTTAATAATGATGGGTACTTAATGATCAAGCATACTCAAAAGATGTTATTTAAAGGAGACTATGTTAGTGTAAATAAAAAGACTGGAATAGGGCTACCTAATTATAATAAAGTTATGCCTGCATTCGGGTATAAGTACTATGATATAAAATCATGGGATAATTTTGATCAAGTCATGTCGTATTTCATAAATGAACCAGGACCTGCTTGTTTAGAAGTATTCATGGATCCTGAGCAAGACTTTATTCCTAAAGTAAAAGGCGTTCATAATGAAGATCATACTATCTTAGCTCCACCAATTGAAGAAATGTCTCCACTACTTTCATATGGAATAATAGAAAAAGAAATGATAGTAGGAGTTAGTGAAAAATCTAAACTAATTAAACGATGATAAAGGCAGGAATTATAGGAACAGGAAATATAGGTACAGACTTATTGTTAAAAATACTTAAGACTAACTTCATAACGCCAGTTATATTTTCAGGTAGAAGATTAGATTCTGATGGTATGAAGATAGCTATACAAAAGAACATACCTATTACAGACAAAGGTATACAATACTTCATTGATAATCCTAATTGTTGTGATGTAGTATACGATTGTACAAGCGCTGCAGATGCAAAACTACACGCTAAAGTATTTGCTGATCAAGGAATTAAAGTTATTGATCTAACTCCTGCTAAAGTAGGACCATTATGTGTACCTAGTATCAACTCTAAAATTATATTAGATTATGATAATGTAAACATGATCACTTGTGGTGGTCAAGCTTCTATGCCAATGCTTAATCTAATATCTAAGTATTGTGATAAATTAGACTACATAGAAGTTGTATCTCAAATTGCATCTAAGAGTGCAGGAATGGCAACAAGGATTAATGTTGATTCTTATATCCACACAACTGAGATGGCCATAAAACAATTTACTAAGTGTGAGAATTGTAAAGTTATAATAAATTTAAATCCTGCTGAGCCATGTGTTGATATGCAAACAACAATGTTCCTGAAGTTTCAGAATATTAATTTTGAAGATTTAGTTGAAGAAATTTATAAAAAGATTAAAGAGCTAAAGACTTATATACCGCACTATGAATTAGTACTACCACCAGTTATTAATGATGATGTACTTGTACTAAGCATTAAAGTAAAAGGATCGGGAGATTATCTACCAGAATATGCAGGTAACTTGGATATTATTAACTGTGCTGCAATTGAAGTAACTAAAAATTTATTGTAATGAGTAAGATCATAATAACAGATTCATCTTTAAGAGATGGCAATCACGCTGTAAAACACACCATCAATCTTGATCAAATAAAAACATATTGTCAATTTGCAGATCAAGCTGGTATTCCCATTATAGAAGTGGGACATGGCAATGGTTTAGGAGCTTCATCATTATTGATTGGGCAATCTCCATATACAGATACACAAATACTATCTACTGCAAGAGAGAATCTTAAAACATCAAAGTTAGGCATCCATATTATTCCAGGAATTGCAACAGTTAAAAAAGATATTGAACCTGCAATTAACCTAGGAGTAGATGTATTTAGGATCGCAACGCACTGTACTGAAGCTACATTGTCTAAGTCTCATATAGAATATTTAAAGAGTAAAGATAAAACAGTATTTGGTGTACTAATGATGAGTGCATTAGCTGATACTAAAACATTAGTAGAGAACGCAAAAATCATGGAAGAATACGGAGCGGAAGCCGTAATCATAATGGATTCAACAGGAACATACTTACCAAAAGATGTTTATGAAAGGATAAGTGCGCTTAAAGATAATTTAAAAATAGATACTGGTTTTCATGCTCATGATAATTTAGGGTTAGCAATAGCTAATTCATTAACAGCAGTTAATTATGGAGCTAAATACATCGATGCTTGTATTAGAGGTTTTGGAGCAGGAGCTGGCAACGCACATTTAGAAATGATAATTCCGGTATTAGAAAAGAGTGGGTATAAAATAGATATAGACTTTCAAAAAGTTATTATAGAAGCTGATAGAGTTATGGAGTATCTAGTACCATCAGCACCTATATCTACACCAGTTAATATCTTAACAGGATTAAATAGACTATTCTCAGGTTTTGAGAAGCCTATTATTAAAGCATCTAAATTATTTGGAATAGAATACTCATCATTAATATTTGAACTTGGAAATAGAAAGTTAGTTGCTGGACAAGAAGATCTTATATTGGAGATAGCACAAAAATTAAAGAAATGAAAATACTAATCACAGGAGCAAATGGTTATGTTGGAAGTTCTTTATATAATGCTTTAAAAGATAAGTACGAAGTAACAACTTTTAATAGACAGAAGTTTGATTTAACAAATTCAGTAAATACAAACTTCTATTTTAAATACAGTTGGTTTGATGTAGTTATTCATTGCGCTGTTGAAGGTGGACATAGACTAGAAGAAGATTCTTGGGATGTAATGGATTCTAATTTAAAGATGTATTATAATTTATTACAGAATAGAAGTTCTTTCGGTAAATTAATACACTTTGGCTCAGGAGCTGAATATTTACAAGAAGATAAACCATATGGATTTAGTAAAAAAGTTATATCAAAGTCTATACAAACTCAAGATCAATTTTATAACCTAAGGATATATACAGTATTTGATGAATTAGAGTTAGATACAAGATTTATTAAATCTAATTTAAATAGATACGTAAACAAAGAAGACATGCAGATACACCAGAATAAGTATATGGACTTCTTTTATATGCAAGATCTAATTAAGATAGTAGATCATTACATACTCAATAACGATTTACCAAAACAAATTGATTGTAGATACGAAAATATTAAAAGCCTAAAAGAAATATGTGAGTTTATAAATACTCTTGATGATTATAAAGTAGAAATACAATTCCAGCAACAAGGATTAACAAGCGGATATACTGGTTTTAATAAAAGTTTGGAGTTAGATTATATAGGACTTAAACAAGGGATAATTAATACATACAATAAATTAAAATGCAACAAATAAGCTTTGTAACAAATACAGGAGCAGACACTTTAGAATATACAAAGTTGTTATTAGACTCTTTAAAAATTAATCTAGTTGGTAAAGAACATGAGATTATAGTCTTCATAGATAAAGATAATGACGGTACATATGATTATCTTAAGAGTATTAAGAAAGACTTCTACGATCTAAAAATAGTCACACATAAATTAAAAGGACCTGTAGGATATCAAAGAAACTCAAACTTACTTGTTGATATAGCTAAGCATGATATTGTAAGCTATCTTCAATCTGATATGGTTATAGGTCCTAATTATGATGTTAACGTTCTATCTGAACTACAAGACAATTGCATACTATCTTCTACTAGAGTAGAACCTCCATTACATGGATATTCTGATTATACTATAACGTATGATTTTGGAACAGATCCTACAGTATTTGATATGGATAAGTGGAATAAGTATTCTGAAATAGTAAAAACAAGTCAAGCCGCAGAATACTTCTTTGCTCCAATAACATTCTATAAAAAAGTATGGCAAAGTATTGGTGGCTATGATACAATATTTAGAAGATCAAGAGAGGACTCTGACTTTGTTCAAAGGTGTATTCATGCTGGAATAAAAATGATACAAACTTGGCAAGCTAATGTATACCACTTTACTTGTGTAAGTTCTAGAGGAAAAAACTGGTTTGATGAAAACAATCAAAAAGCAAAAGATAGAGTTGAACTACAGAAGATAGCTGACGGAATAGAGATTAGAAGGTTTTTAAAGAAGTGGGGAGGGTTTAATCATGGTGAACAGAAGTTAAAGAAAATGGATATAGATCTTGTAATAAAAGATAACAAGCAGCTAAACCCTTTATTCGTAGCTCAGTTAGAAGTATATTCATCAAGAGTGTGGTTAAGATCTCAAGACTATATAAATACCATGATGCAGACTTTCAGCAATGAACAAGATCCTGCTAATCAACTTTTAGGATATGAAAAAGAAGGTTGGGAAGAAGCTAAGCATTTATTTAGAACTACCAACTTTCAGGATATCTATAGAGTGGGTGAACCAATAGACTTTAATGTAAAAATAGAGATCGATTTTACTAATGTAGATCCAGCACAAGACGAATTCATACAAAACGTAACGCGCTTGGGCGACATTATAGAAGCTCAAGAACCAGGAATATATGAATTAGGATCTGCTAAAATAGAGATCAGAAACATTGTGGATTTAGCCAAGGATCAAATAATTATACAGAATCCACAGTTTGATTATTCATTATTAACCATAGAGTAAGATATTTATATATAAAAAGATTAAATGGAAGCTGTTAATCCTAGATTCAACATAACTGTAGGCGGTAAAAAGTATGCACTTCAATTCGATGTAAATGATAATCCTACCAAGAAAGGTGTTAAGATGCAATTTATATTAGACCAGGAGTTCGAAGATCCTAGAGATAAACAAATGCTGGCTAATGAGATATCTGTAGTATTGCAGAAAAGATTTGGTGCATCTGGTATAATGATTGACTATGATGATCGTAACCCATACAAAAATGTCATAGGGTTCATAGTACCTTTAAATTCTGTGGCTACTATGTTAATTAAAGCTTTAAAAGGAGGCGGATAAATAAAACCTAACTAGTTATGAAAAAAAGAGTTGTGAGAGCATTGTTTGATCAGCCTGAATTTTTATTATCTGAAGATATTGCAAGATCTGAGATATTAAAAGAACTTCTTAAGATACACACTCCTGATTCTATAGAGGATGCGATCATCAATAGCAAGATATATGCTTGTGTATTTGAGATAAATGATACGAATCACCATATAGAGATTCACAAGAACCACTGGATTCAGGCATTAGAAACATGTTTACTTTGGTATGTTGAAGATGAGAACTATGAGATGTGCAATCACATAAAGAATATCATACAATCTATCAAAGATAAAAGTAAGATAACTAAAGTATCTACTAAAAACAAAAAAGATGGAGAAAGATTATAAACAAATACAATTAGGAGTGGATTCTATAATAGGTACTAAGACTATCATAAGAAGAAAAAAGAAGTCTACAGCAGATAAAAAAAGGGAGTTGTTCTTTAATGTCATAAATGGTATTGATGAACTTAATGTTAGACAGAATATAATGTATGGAGATCTCAGTTTAGACTTTGCAGACTATGATGAGAAGTTTTTTAACGTTATAGACATGCTAATATATATGCATTTTGGTAAGCAGTGCACAGAGCTTATTGGCTTTTACTTATATGAAAGAATAAATCCAGGCGGAACCATCAATCCAGTTATAGTAAATGATAACGAAGAAGTACTATTAGAAACTCCTTATGATCTATGGAATCTAATATGTAAAGTAAACCCAAAAGTAGATGAGTAGAGTAGCACCATTTTTTACTAAAGATAATATGGCCAGAGATAAAAGGCCAGAATCTTGGTGGAATAAAGGACTTCAATTAACTGAAGCACAGTTAAGAGAGGCTATGGCAAATACTCGTAGTAATAAAGAAGCTGCGAGATGGTTAGGTATTACAGATATAACCTATAAGAAATACTCTAAGAATACTTTTGATGAAGCAACAGGTAAGAGTTTGTTTCAACTTCATATGAACCAATCAGGAAAAGGAATGCCAAAAAACTGGGCTGGTGGTAAATGGAAAAAAGATCTTAATGATATGTTAATAGAGAATCAACCAATCAACTCTAAGAAAATACTAAGGTTGAAAGAATTATTAATGCAAGATGGCAGATTGGGATTTAAATGTTCTGGATGTGAATTTTGTGAGAAGAGATTATCTGATATGAAAGTTCCTCTCCTACTTAATTTTAAGAATGGCAAGAAAAGTGATTGGCGTATAGAGAACTTACAATGGCTTTGCTACAATTGTTATTTCCTTTTCATAGGTAATCCATTTACTAACAAGATGTTAGAAAGAATAGAATCAACTCCATTTGATACAATAGAAATAAAAGAGGAAGTGCAAGAGTTATATCAGCTCGATGACTTTTATTATCAACATTTGAAAAAATTAGGTCTAGATGATCATGGAGATATATTATTCAAGCCTGAAGATATAATTGACTACAAAGATATTGATGACGGATCGGAATTTATTGATATTCGTACATAACTTATTGGTTTTCAATCACTTATGCATAACTAATTGATAATCAATCAGTTAGGTATTTTACACATTTTTTAGTACTTTTAATGATTCTTTGAAGATTCTTCAATAGATCTTATCTTTTATTAAACAAAACAAAAAGTTTTAAAAAAGACTACAAAAAAGTGCTCTGGATCAAAAATAGTTAGTATATTTACAATGTAACGAACAATAAAGAATATGACTATTAAGATCTTCGTTTTCAACTACCTGACCCACGAGACAATCATTGACAGTACAATCGAAGTCAACGGAGACTATGCAATTGCAGAAGCCAACCATGAGGCTTTTAGGGAATTATTTCCTGACTGTCAAGTTAACTTCGTTATTGACAATGACAATTTTATGATGAGTCCGCCTCTGAATCAAGAAAAAGACGAGATAGCTAATGAAGAGGGTCGTATGACTTGGGACGAGTATATGAATAAATGGCATAGAGGACCGTATGAAAGCGATAGCGATATGCCTGATGATGAGATCGAGCGTCAAATTGATGATCTTCTTGAGACCGATTGGAATGAGCGCGACTCAGTTTGCCATTAATCAACTAAAATCAAAGCTATGTCTAAATTTATACTCTACAAAGATCTTATCAAAATGGCTCATAGATTAGGAATTACCACTAAAGGATTAACTTATAGCCAAATCTTAAAGCACGTAAACGCAGCTAAAAATAAATAGTTATGCAAGAAACAATTACCAATCAAGTCATTAAGCAAGGAGCCGCAGTGCAACTAAATAACGACACTAACAATTGTACTGTATTAGCTTTGGCAGCCACAATAGGAGCGTCTTATGATGAAGCCTACAATATTGCTAAAAATATATGGCTAAGAAAAAGCAAAAAAGGTGTGCGCACAAATACTTTAGACGCTTACTTCACTAAAACACTTCGTGCACATAAAATGGGTACCAAAAAAGTGTATCACATTAAACATAGCAACAAAGAAGTAGTGTGTAAGATGACAGTAGGTACCTTTGCCAAAGAATATCCTATAGGCAATTATTACGTATTAGTATCAGGTCACGCATTAGCAATTAATAATGGTAAGATCTTAGATCACGCAAATCTTCTTCTAAAACCTAAACGTATCGTCAAACATGCGTGGAAAATAAAATAAAAGTTATGGAATATACAAAAAGAGACTTACAAAATTTAGACACGATCGAACAAGCTTGGGACGGAGATGAACTTAAGATAGAAGAGCCAGGTTATAAAGTATGGCTTACACATCCTGAGAATAGAAAATATAATGGCGACTATACAGTTGAAGTATTAGTCAATGGTAAATGGGAACAACAATCATGTTTATTTGATTTTGAATATAAAAATCTTCCATACATGAAAAGTTGTGCATATAGCGGATTACCTTCAGTTAGATCATATAATAAATAAAAAATAAAGGTTATGAAGTTTAAACAAAATGAAAATGCGCCAGCCGGTACTTCTTTTTTTGGTACCACTTTAAATGCCTCAGTTAATGAATTAATCCAGATCTTTGGAGAGCCTACTTTTGAAGATAATACAGGAGAAGACAAAGTAAATTTTGAGTGGGATATTGAATGCCAGGATGGAACTGTGTTTACTGTATATGACTGGAAAGAATACAGATCTATCGGTCTAGACAAACAAATAGAGTGGCATATAGGAGGCATGAGTGGAGCAGATACAGAAAAAGCAAAAAGAGAAATTAATAATATAAAATAAAAGTTATGGCAATTAAAACAAAACAGAGATTAATAAACAAGTCAACTATAGAGATTGACCTCACAGGACCACAAGGAAACGCGTTTTACTTATTGGGCACAGCAAGTAAATTAGCAAAACAATTAGGGCTAAACAGCGCATTGATTCAATCAGAAATGACTAGCGGAGACTATAAGCATTTGATTAAAGCATTCGATAAACATTTTGGAGAATTTGTAACACTTTATAAATAGACAATAAAAATCAAAGTTATGACAAATCAAGAAGCAAAGCAATTAGCAACAGAGATCATAGGAGATGGCAAAAGTCCAAACAAGTTCTTTGTAACCTCAGGACCATACTACTTTGAAGTAGATGAATACGGAAATAGAGATGCAGTTCTTTTAGACGGGTATACTGGAGACAATACTGCTACTCAAGCCTTTGACACACTAAAAGAAGCAGAAGATTATTATAATGATATCGAGCTTGACATCTATGATGGTATTGCTCAAGTTATGATTGAAGATAGAAAGTCTGGAGTTATCAAAGAAAAAACTCTTGAAAAGATAATTCGAGTAGAGTACAGTATGACTGAAATAGACGACACAAAACTTTTTGGATATAAATAAAAATAAAATGAAAGTCAAAAATCTTATAGAAGTCCTTAGTCAATATGATGCTGAGCTTCCTGTATTAGTAGAAGGTTATGAGGGAGGCTGCAATAATGTTGATCTAATTGAAGAGATAGAAGTTATAAAAGACGTGAACACTGAATGGTATTATGGAAGCCACGAAAAGGTTCAAAATCTACATGAGAATGTAATTAGTGACTTTGCAAAAAAAGGAAAGCTTCCATCAAAAGGATTATTAATAACAGCCATTAAATTTTAAAAATGAATAAAGAGATTAAAATAAAAAGTAGTTGCATACCAAATGAGTCTATAGATATTAATGAGTGGTGTAAAATGTTTAAAGTAGGTAGTAGAGTAGATAAGTACAAAGGACAAGATCGTAGTGGCTTTCTAAACTCTCAATATAACTTTCAAAAACTATTCAAGTCTACTGAGGAATTAGGTTTTATTGACAGATTAAAAAGTCTTAAATTAGTAAACTTATGATAATCGTTCATAGCTTTCAAGTTCCTTTCTTTTGGACTGATGGAGTAGGTCCTTATGTCATCGAGGATGGTAATAGAAGAGATCTTCCAAGTGGAACCACTAGAAAAGATATTAAGTGGTTCAAACGCCCATATCCAGGAGGTAAGAATGAAGCATTTAAAATCGATCTAGATTGGGAAGTTCAAGGATCTGATAATAAAAAATATAGTGTAGCTTTATATGAAGACTCATGGTCCTGTAATTGTTATTCGTATAAATTTTCTGGAAACAAAAGAAGCTGTAAGCATATAGAAGAGATCAAGTCTTCATATTTATCATAGGATCCCTTAACTTAAAAGGCTTACTATGAACAAAAAGACTAAAGACTTTATCAAATATGTCAAGAGTGAGTGTAAGGAGTACGGAGTTAAATGTGATCTACGAAATACGAAGTACGTTAAACTATCAGAAAATATAAAGTGCTCAGGATATTTTGACGAAGAGGTTCCGGTTTTAGTTTGTTCAATGAATAGGCCAGACGCAATAGAAATTCTTGCACATGAATTCTGCCACCTTACACAATGGGTAGATCAAATCGATCTTTGGAAAGGTTGTAATGTTTCTATGCCACTAGTTGACGATTGGTTAAGTGGCACAGAGGTTCATAATATAAAGAAGCACTTGGGAGTTTCTAGAGATCTTGAATTAGATAATGAGAAAAGATCAGTGAGATTAATTAAGAAGTTTGATCTGGACATAGACATAGACCATTACATTAGAAAGGCTAACGCGTACGTGTTTTTTTATAACAGACTATTGGCTACTAGGAAATGGGCAACTCCTCAAAACAGTCCATATACAAATGAAAGGATAATAGAAAAAATGCCCAGATACTTTAGGGCAGATTATTCAATAACACCAAAAAGAATTGAGAAGGTATTTATACAAGAAAACTTATAGTCATGACAGATCAAATAAAGCCCACAAGAAAACACGTTAATCAGATATTTGAATGGTGCATTAAACATTATGGCAAATCTACATTCAATAAAACTGTCCCTGTTATTGAGTTTAAAAAGCAGGACTATTATACAGAAGGATGTATGGCATTTTATGATGAGATAGATTCAGTCATATATATTAATAAGGATCAGAATGATAACCTGCCTGAATTAGTAAATAGCGTTATACATGAATATGCTCACTACAAACAAAACATGAAACATTATCAGATACTTAGTTTATATCTATCAGATAGTAAAAATCCTATGGAAATAGAAGCCAATAAAATTGCTAAAAAAGATACAAAAAAATGCCTTAAAGAGGTATTTAATATAACAACTTCCAAGTAATATTAATATTTATTGTTATGTTATATCTAAATGTTTTATAAAGGTATTATATAAAAATATTTAGCTCAGTAAATTAAAATTAAAAATGATATTACTTCAAGTAGTAGAGGCATCTGGAATTAGAGATTATTTTCTACAGTACGGTGTTTTAGGACTCCTAGCATTTCTTTTAGGATACTTTGCTTGGACTCAGTATCAAAGATTAATAAAAAAGAACGACGCTTTAGAATTTAAAGTAGACAAATTGCAAGACGAAATGATGCAATTGTTAATTCAGGAGAGAGATAGAATGGCTTACTTAATCAAGGAGAATACACAAGCGTTAAAAGATCTTCAAAATACCATACTTACTTACATGGTTAAAAACAATGAGTGATGGACTACAAAAGACTTTCTTTAAGCAAAATAGGAGACAAGCTTATTAAAACATTAGAAGCTAAAGAACATTTTGATCGTAAAGAAGAAGAAAAGTCTTACGTAAAAAAGGTACAGATACTTAAAGAAATCCTCACTCAAGAATTTAAGTTTGTTACACAGAATAAAGTAGCGCATTTAGTATATGCCACACGCGCACAGGTGCTCGAGAAGCACATATCTTATATAAAGAAGATACAGAATAATAAGATATTTGAGACCTCAGATAAGCAAATAATCGACACTCTTCTAGCCAAATACGGCTAATTCACAACTAATTGATAATCAATCAGTTAGGATTCCACTAAATAATCTCCAATCCAGGCCGCATTTCACTGAAGAATCTTTAATAAAACCTAGACTTTATTGAATGAAACAAAAAGTTTTAAAAAAGATTGAAAAAAAGTGCTCTGGATCAAAAATAGTTAGTATATTTACAATGTAACAAACAAATAAAGGTTATGAATAATCAAATCATCTTATCAGCATTAGAATCCCAATTGGCCATTAAGAAAGCAGACCGCGACTCGTATGAAACGTGTACATCAGAGCCCGCATTAAAAGCAGCGACTCAAGAAGTTTTAGAATCTCTTCGTGATAATGTATGTGCTCTCATTCCAAGTATCATGCTTGATGAAAGTCGTATCGAGATCATGAAGTGTTCCAATTCAAATTCTTGGTCTGCTCTCACCGTATCTTTACAAAACGATTGGAGATCTGAGGACAGAAAAGTATATGCAAAAATGAATTGGTATGGATCTAGTGCTACCACTCAAGAAGAGAATGTATTGAATGATGTTCGGATCTTTGGTGCAGTTGCAGCTAAACTTGCCTGGATCGAATACGAGTTCTTAAATAATTGGAGACCTAAGCTTATGGAAATAAACAAGCCATGTGACCTTATGCGATCCGAGATCTATAGTATAGAGAGCGGTATCAGGGATATCAAACAGAAAATAACACAAGAAGGTATTGATACCTACAAGACAGAAGGATTCTTTTGCACTGTTATTCCAACCCTAAACATAGAATTGGATTGGGAAGCGGATGAAATAGATCCATCTAAAGGACGTCCATACATATTGAAAGGAAATATTGCTAATATAAAATTATCAATAGGTAGATCTAAGTGGGATTATGTATATGCTAAATCTTTCAAAGTCATAAAGACTAATAAATATAAAACTACTTTAGAAGTAACTCTTGGTGATGATAGGGTCGTAGAGCATATAGTCACAGCAAAATCATTTAACGACTTTATTGATCAAGTGTACAATTGGCAAACTGATAGAGCTAAAGAGCATAATGATAAAATGACAGAGAGATTCAATACTCGATTCGCAACAAAATAAAAACAAAATAAAATAAAAGTTATGGGACTAGACATGTATTTATATCGTAAGACATTTCTCCACACAGGAGATTATATCAATGAAGATAAAAAAGATAGTATAGTTGTCACTAAAGGAGGGCATTCCCATCCTAGTATTAAAAATGATAGAATCAAATATGTTGTAGAGGAAGTAGGGTATTGGAGAAAGGCCAATCAAATTCACAAGTGGTTCGTAGATAATGTACAAAACGGCGTAGATAATTGTGGAGAGTATGAAGTTAAAGAGGATCAATTAGCAAATCTATTAGAGACCTGTAAACTAATACTAGACAAAGATCCTGGTAAGGCTAGCGTATTACTACCTGTGCAAAGCGGGTTTTTCTTTGGTAGCACAAACTATGATCTAGACTATTTTAAAGATCTTGAAAATACTGTAAAGATTATTGAATCTTTATTTGAACAGGATCTTGATGGAGGTTCTTATTTGGAAGGAGACATTTATTATTCATCTAGTTGGTAATATAAAATAAAAATTATGAATAAAAAGTATTGCATTGTATGTCAAAAATTAATACCAGAAGCCCGTGTTAAATTAGGGTATCAAACTACTTGTGTAGATCATTCAACATCTACGCGATATACAGGTATTGTAGCAGCGGGATCTAAGAATGACTTCGAAGTTCATGTTATCAAAGATCCTGAGCTTGGCAAACGACTTGTTAGCTTAAGCAATATTTATTAAAAAAGAATCAAATGAATTATGTAGACCCAGTATCGTACAGTAAGAAGATCTTAGCTTTAATGGAAGATGAAATGCCAGAAGTTCAAGAAGTAGTTCCTGTAAAAGGAAAGAAGACTATGAAAGAAAGACTTTCAGAACTTACTCCAGATGAAAAACAAAAACTAAAAGAATATATGGATGCTCTTAAAGAAATTAAGAAAGAAGTGTATGAACTTTTACATAAAAACCAAGTAGAAGAAGTTGGCGGCAATATGTCCTCAGATCTTACAATGCCAATAAAAGAAGAAATAGATCTTAATGAATAAGATCAACTTCTTGGGGCAATTGAAAATCTTTTAAGTCAAGGAGAGACGAGTCAAAATATTCTTAGAGTTGTAAAAGACACTTTAGGAATGTATTAGAGTTCTATGAATAAAAAAATGGTTATGAATAATTTTGTTTTAGGAGTTTTATGGGGAATTGTAGGACAGTTATTGTCATTTATCCAATTACAAGCAGGTATTAAATGGGGATGGATTGATAAATACAGTATAGCACTTATGTTTTTAGGCCTTCCTATTAGTTGGTCATTCATGAAGAGTGTATATTATTTTATTAGTGCATTTGATGGACAACAATGGCCTTCTAGAATAATTGGATTCGGTATTGGAGTTATAGTATTTAGTATTCTTAGTTGGGTTCTATTTAAAGAGGGAATCAATCCAAAAACCGGAGTGTGTATACTTCTTAGTATAGTCATCATACTTATTCAAGTACTTTGGAAATAAATTATATTGTTCTATAAAATAGAATTAAATTTGTATTATGCGTACATTAGTAATAGGAGACACCCACGGGAGATCTAATTGGAAATTAGCAGTACATCAAGAAAACCCTGACAGAGTTATATTCATCGGAGACTACTTTGATTCATTTGATATTTCTGGAGTAGAACAGATACATAACTTTAAAGAGATCATAGATTATAAAGAAACATCATTTACAAATGATGGTAAAGATAATCAACGTAAGACCGAAGTTGTATTGTTGATTGGTAACCATGATCATCATTACTTTCCCGAAATCGGGTATACAGGTACTAGTGGGTATCAAAATAAAATAGCACCTTCAATTACTCAAGTCGTAGATGAGAATAGACACCATCTACAAATGGCTTACGGCTTTGGAGAATTCCTATTTACTCACGCTGGTGTAAGTCCTGTGTTTATGGATCAAGTGTTTGGAAAAGATGGTTGGTCTAAAGAAATAGTTGTGGTTGACCTAAATGAATTGTTTAGGTATAAACCTAAAGCATTTGAATTTAATGGATTTGATGCTTACGGCGATAATTCAACACAAACTCCTATTTGGATTAGACCTAGATCTTTAATGTCTTCTAATAAGAAACATGAGAAAGGATTAAAGAAAGATTATATCCAAATTGTAGGGCATACAGGAATGAAACGAATTGATTTAGACGGTAGTGATAAATTCACTGGTGGTAGATATTACTTCATTGACACAATGGGCACATCAGGAGAATACCTAGTAATAGAAGACGGTATAATAAGAACCAATTCAGTAAAATAAATGGTATGAAAGAGAACAAAAAGAAATTAATAATAAAAGAATTAATTGATAAGATGTTTGAAATTGCCGGCCATCCTCTTAAATTTGAAGATGTTGAAGGTAGAACTGATAATTGGTTCCAAGAATATACAATGACTGAAGATCAAAATAAAGAGTGGAAAGATTGGGGTATTAAATTGTTAAAAAAGAAAAAACGTTATAACAATTACTTAGCTGATCTTGAAATAAGAATGTTAGATTTATATTGTGGATTAAAAATATCTGATAGTACATTTTATAATAAAGAAGAAAAAATATAAAGAGTTATGCCAACATTTAAAGAAGACGTAGAAGTAGAAATGTCAATAGATCCGGAAGATTATGTTGAAGGGTGTAATGAGTACTCTAAGAATAGACTTATTGACGCTCTAATAGAAGACGGATGCTTAAACGAATATTGCAGAGGAGTTTACCAATACGGACTTCTTTCTCCACCAGAATTTTTTTATGTTACAGCAATTCATAAACTCAAGAACAAATGGAATATGCTTACTCAAGAAGAAGAGGAGCTTATTATAAAAATTGCAAATCGTTTCTAATGGCACATGTAGTTGATATAGTTGATAGGATAGAAGAAATGTTCACTGACGTACCTGATAAAAGAAAGAAAAAAGAATATCAAGAGTGGAAGAATACTATCAATAAGTTAATTGAAGAAGTTAATAAACTATCTAAAACAAAAATGTATTTAAATATAAAATAAATAGAATATGGAAGAGGACTATAAAGATTTAAGTACGGGACACTATTTTGAATTAGCAGACAGACTATCAATCATTATGGGAAATCTAGATGAATATTGTTACAACCATCCGGCAGCAAATGATAAGATACAGAAATCTATAGATAGAGCTATGAAAAATCTTTGGGAAGCATATCAAATTACAGGAGAAAATATATAACTATATGGCAGACTTTAGCAAACAATGGTGCGAATTAAATGATCCTGAGATGCCTCACGATTTTGATATAGAGGAAATAGCAAGTGAATTAAAAGATGATCACTATGTTACTTATATTTGCGAAGGATTCGGTTTTACAGCAATAGCAAAAGATAAAGAAGGAAAGACTATATTATATTTTCCTGATTGGGAATTCACAGGAGTGGAAGATAAATCTCATTGGATAGAATATGATATATTTATTAAACAACAAAAAAATAAAGTTTTATGATTGGAGCAATTATATTTGTAATCTTATTAGGAGCAGGAGTATTTAAGATGGTGTATGATCATCAAATAGTTAAAGATTTACAAAAGATTAGATCATTCCAAGATGATTTAAATGATGATACGATAGAGGAATAGCAAAAAGAAAACACGACGGGCGGGGGCTCATTCCGCGAGGGCCTAAAAAATATCATAAATATATATATGAATTGGAAACATGGCTACTCCAATTTTAATTAATAGCCCTATAAAAAGAAAGGCTTATATTTGTATAAACAAAAAAAAATAGAATATGAATCCAAGTACAGTAGTTATGGTCTTAGGTTTTTTTTTTCTAATATTAAATTTAGTATGGCCAAGTAAGAAGTGGGGAGGAGTGGCAATAAAGATTGTCTTCTCATCTATAAGTTTGGGCCTCTTCTTGGCAAATGCTATTTACACATTTGCAAAATAATATTACTATGAAGATTGAAGTATCTAATGCTGAGATTCTAGATAAGTTTAGTATCCTAATGATTAAAGGGTTTAGGATAGAAGACGAGGATAAAATAAGAAACATCCAAAAGGAAATAGATGTATTACTTCCTATAGCTGATGAGCTTACAGAAGAGGAGGAGGTCTACTCTAAGTATCTTGAGCTCATTAAAGTTAATGAAGAGCTGTGGGAAATTGAGGATGAAATTCGTGAGTACGAAAAAAGACAGCACTTTGAAGGGAGATTTATTCAACTCGCCAGACTTGTGTATATTACAAATGATAGAAGAGCAGAGATCAAAAAGGAGATTAATCTTTTAACAGGTTCTAATCTAATTGAAGAAAAATCATATAAAGAATACAAATGAAAGATTTTGAAGACTACAGTATTGGATCAGGTGACGAGTATGCAGATATTTTGATTAATAACCTAATAGCATCAGATGATTTAAATGAGGAACTTCATGAGGATTTGATTAAGTACTGGGCTGAGGAGATAAGGAAGACCTGTAATGAGAGGTACTCTCTCTACATTAAAGGAGAGGCTGATGACTACAGGTTATACGAAAGAGATATGCTAGACACCTACAAGGAGGCAAGCCTTAGAGCAACACAAGAAATTATAAATAATCTTGTTGAGAAGGGTCAAATACAGATGGCAATTAATGAAGAGGGAGAGATTGTATATGGTTCTAAGGATTGGGATTGGCTTAAGAATAAAACTAAAAGAAAAAAATAATAAGATATGGCAAAGGCAATATTAGAATTTGATCTTAATGAACCAGAAGATAGAAATGAACACGAAAGGATGCTGAAGTCTCTAGATCTGTGTCTTGCTCTGTGGGATATGGATCAGTATCTTAGGAGTCAGACCAAGTACAATGAGTCTCTAACTCAAGAACAGTGGGATGTACTAGATGAGACTAGAACTAAGTTGTATGAGATTATGAATGCAAAAGCAATATCACTTGACGATTTATTAAAATAAAAAACTAAGTACTTAAATAAAAGTTATGAATAATCTTGGTTACGCCTGTATTTGTATGTCACTACCTGGAAGAACCACTAATAGAACTATGCGTAAGGCCACTCTAGACCAAAAGGGGATCGGGTATCAATCTCAATTAGCTCTTCAAAACGTATCAGACCTTATCTATATTTTAGAGTGGAACAGGCAGAACGGAATATCATTCTTTAGGATGAGTAGCGACATGATACCTTGGGGCAATACTATTGATCTAGAGACACTACCTGACTACAAGAAGATTGCAAAAGAACTTAAAAAAGCTGGAAACTTTGCTAAGTTTCATAACATAAGACTAAGTATGCATCCGGGTCCATTCACCACTCTTAGTAGTCCAAAAAATAAAGTAGTAGAAGACGGCATCAAAGACCTTGAACTACATGGTAAGGTTATGGATCTTATGGGCCTTTCTAGAACTCCTTATAATAAGATCAACATTCATATGGGTGGTACACATGGAGACAAGACAGCATGCTTACAGAGGTTCGTTGAGAACTTTACAAGGATTAGCCGGTCTGTAAGATCTAGGCTTACTATAGAGAATGATGATAAGGAATCTCTTTATACAGTTAAGGATCTTATGTTCCTACATGAGAGAATCAAAATCCCTATAGTGTTTGATTATCACCATCATAAGTGTCAGAAGGACCCTATGTCAGAAGAGGATGCACTTAGGCTTGCCGCTTCTACTTGGCCAGAAGGAATCAAACCTGTAGTACACTATTCAGAATCCAAGGCTTTACATGAATCTGATAATAAGATAAAACCTCAGGCTCATTCTGATTATGTAAACGCCCTACCTAACCTGTACGGTGTACAAGCAGACGTCATGATAGAAGCTAAAGCAAAAGAGCTTACGCTCTTAAAAATTAGAGAGAGTGAAAACCTCTGCCACTATTCAGGACTGAGAAAGGTAGAATCTTATAAGTAAAATAAAAAGTAGAAAAAAGTAGCCACTCTAAAGATTGATGTTAACAGGTTCAAAAATAAGTCTTATATTTACTATATATCAATTAACAAAAACAAAAAACAAGCAGTTATGCAAAACAACACAAACCGCCCGTCTAGCTACACTAAGTTGAGCTACATTCAGAAAGTTAGCCGTATCAACCGTAAGCTCCGTACTGGAGATGTTACTAAAGTAGCACAAACAACAGGCTTTAGTCCTAATTATACCTCAGAGGTTATCTCAGGTAAACATTTTAACGAGCGTATCGTCAACGAAGCGTATGACGTAACTCGTGGTCGTATGTCTAATGCTGTTAAGCTTTCCACTTTAGACGCTTAATTTAGGCATTCATTGATTGTTACCGGCCTGGGATCTCTATCCTGGGCCTTTTTTATAACTAATTGATAATCAATCACTTATAAAACCATTGAAGATTCTTCAATACAAGCTAGAATCCACTAAAGAATCTTCAGAGAAACCTAGGTTTTACTAAACGAAACAAAAAGTTTTAAAATAGTTGGCTCCAATGTGCCCCCAGTTCAAAAATAGTTAGTATATTTACAATGTAACAAACAATAATGAATATGTTAATGAAACAAATGAGAGATTTAGAGAGGCTTGCTACGATGCAAGAAGAGGAGTTCAAAAGAACTAACCAAGATTATGAACCTATGTTCCCAGAAGGATGGGCCGATGACAAGAATTGGCTAGATCTTAAATATGACTACGACTCCTTTAGGAAGATCCAGATCGAGATCGATGACTATAATGAGCGTATGGTCGGTTGTTAAACATCAGTCAGGTGGCGGAATTGGTAGACGCTAATTAACAGATAGAGAGAATAAAGGAATGGTTATCTCTCATACAGGTTCGAATCCTGTCCTGACTACAAAAAATAAAAGTTATGATATACCAAATTAAACTCAAAGACCTTAAGCAACAAGACGGAATGTATTACATCGGAGACTTCGTGGACATAGAAGGTTCAGGATGGGTAGACAAGGATATGGCACTTCAGACAATCGACATACTCAATGCCGAAGCCAACCAACCTATTATCGATGACTTTGAAGATGATTTTTTTGCTGATCAAGAATTTTAATATATTACAATAAATAAGCTATGAACAGAAGATTAAAAAAAGGACAGCACGGCTGGATCACTCAGTCAATCTTAGACTTCGTATATCTTAATGGTGAAGTTTCTTACAAAGAAATGGACACTCACTATCTAGTGGTTTGCCAAGGAAAACCTGCCTATCAGAAAAGCAGTTCATTTAACCACCATTGGACAAATTTAACTAAACCATCGAATAAACGTAGATGTCGCAGGTATTTAATTAAAGGATCTAACAGAAAGTATACCATAGGATTCGCGTTCACAGCAGCAGATCTTTATAAAACTAAATAAAAGTTATGACAGCACAAGAGAAAGCAATTAAATTAATCTCAATGAACGAGTTAATAGTGTTAGCAGAAACAGGACGTAAGTTAACAATGGATGAACGTAAAGGTATTGCTAAACGCCAAGCAATTGAAACTTGTAATGAGGTATTAGGGTTTATGGGTGCGGATCGTGGTTATTCATTTTGGGTTGAAGTAAAACAAGAAATAGAAAAAATATGAAAGTTATAGCAATTAGAGATAGTTACTTTAACGATGGTATTAAACCAACAGATAAGGCGATTCATAAAGGATCAATATACCATGTAGTAAATAAACATTTCAAACCAGAAGATATATATTTCTATGATACAGAAACACATTATCCAAATGGTGTTCATTTATATGAATTATTGGAACAAAAGGGAATGCATGTAGTAGATCTATTTTTAGAGTTACCTAATGATTTATTTGAAGTTGAAAAAATAAAACAAGATGAGTACATTTGAAATTGATTTCTTTGAATTAGCATTTCTAGCCGAGGCGTGTATACCACCGCGTCCAATTGCTCGAGCTATGTTTTGGCAAAGCCTAACAGACAAGTATTGGGAGCAAATGACCGAAAGCGAACGTGCTCATATGTTTGAATGGCTTCAGAAGAGTTGGGTGTATGAGGAGAGTTTGAAGGAAGAAGAGGATACTCAAGTATTCCATACTAGATTCAATCCAGATAACCAATATACTATTAAGGTTGATTATGATGGTGAGTTAAGCGAACATAGAGCATTTAAATTAAACGATAATTACTACATAGGTAGGAATAGATGGGTAGCAGATGAATATATTGTATCGATTAATAAACTTCCATATCCATAATAAAATATTAATATGACACGAAAAGAAATAGAAAAATTAGCTGAATCTGCTTGGGAAGGATGTCATCTCCCTGAGGTTGATAAGCAATTTTGGGTAAATGGGTTTATACACGGCTATCTAAATGCTCAAGTAGATAATATAGATAAACAGAATCAAGCGAGTCATGATAAGATATCAGATATATTAATTAATAATATAAATCCAAAGTGTAAGTACTGTGGGGGAGAGGATAGAGGACAGTAATAAATAATCTATATATGACAGTAAAAGACAGGGCTCAATTTTTGATAGAGAGATACGGGCAAGACTCTATAAAAGTTATTAAAGACGTTATAGATGTAAAAGACCAAGATCCTGAAACTATTAAGTACTGGCAAGAGGTATTAAAGGTATGTAAAGAGACTGTAAAAAAGAAGAGAGAACACTAAAAAGGTATACTTTTCTATTTCAAAAGATTATTATATATTTATATAAACAAACAATAAGTTATGAAAAAAAGCAAGTTTGCATTAAAAGACAATAGATCTTTTAAGGTAAAAGCCACTAGCTTTGCACAAAGTTTGCTATTCTGGAAAGGCAGAAAGAAAGGCATGATCCATACTAGAGATATTACCTTAGATGATATTAGATCAGTATTCTTTCCTAAAAACTTCTATGAAAAGTACCACTATTTAGGAAGTGTACCTTGGAATGAGGAAGGCGAAATCTTTAAAGCAATGGAACCTTTAATTGTATTCATGGACTATAAAGCAAAACCTAAGTGGTGTCCAAGGTGGTTCTTAAGATTCCTACACTTATTTGGATCAGATAATTCTATAGTGAGAGTAAGAAATAGAGTGCTACATGACTTTTTAATGTATCTTACTGGAAGATATATAATATTTGATTATAAGACTAAATGGCATTATTATGATCTTCGGATATCAATTAGTGGAGATACTCAAATGTGGAATTTAGCTACTAGTATAGAAAACAGATTCTATGAACAAGGACGCAGAGAAGATTTAGCACAGCAGATCAAAGACTTAGATCCTAATACTAAATTTGACAAAGGATTCTCATTAAACGATTTGCAAGATGAGTTAGAAAGACTTGATGGAGTAAATGAATTTTAAAAAAATCTATATGAAGTACGAAAATTTCTTAAAAGTTATAATGACTCAAAGAAAATTAGAACAACAAGTACATACTCTTATTAGAAATAAACAAATAAACTATGATACAACTAACGGCAATAGATTATTTTAAAAATGAATTAATTAAAAAAGGGTTCTTCGTTCCAAAAGGAATATATACAGAAGCCAAATCAATGGAGAAAGAGCAACGTATAAAAGATTATAATGCCGGCTATACAGATGCTCAATGCAATCATATAAATGATGCAGAAAATTACTCTAATGAACAAGACTATATAAATAACAAATAAAGAGAATGACAAAGCAAGAACTACTTGAAAATGTAGATAAATACTACAATGAAGCTAAAGAAGCTTATAGCAAAGAAAAGGAAGATCTAATTAAGTTACTTACTCCATCTGCTGCTAAAGCCGCTCAATCATTTGAAATAAAAAGTAAAGAGGATTGGTTAGAAGACGAATTAAAAACTATTAACAAATAACATGGAAATTTGGAAATTCAAAGTAGAGAACATCATTGAGATGCCTAAAGAAGCAAAGATCATAACAGTTCAACAACAAGACTCATTTAATACGTGTATTTGGGCTATAGTAGATCCAGAGGCCGAGAAAGAAAAAAGAATGTTCTCGGTCATAGGTACAGGAGAGGACTTTGACCCAACTAAAAGAAAGTACATTGGAACTTGGCAAGATTCAATATTTGTTTGGCATCTATTTGAAATTATTGATTTCCCTATAAAGTAACAAGAGGGGGATATTTATTCCAAAGAAATATAATGAAACTAACCAAGATACTAGAGTCAATACTATCAGAACTCAATATACCAAAACCAGAGGATGCTTATAAGTTTGATAGGATAGCATCTAAAAATTTAGGATACGGAGATTATTACAAGTACGCTTATACTAATGTTAAGGGAGATCCTATGGAAGTTACTGTGATGTCCCAGAAGAATCCAAAATATCCTGGACTTACTTTCTATGTGGCATTCGGTCCTGATGAAACTGCTCAAGGTACTAAGACTGATTTTATTCCTGATCTTGATAGTGAAGATCCTGATGATGAAGAGGAGAAGTACAATATTAAAACTGGAGCTGGAGATGTATTGAAAGTTCTGGCTACTGTGGTTCAAGCTGTAAAGAATACTGCTAACAAGGTTGGAGGTGTGGATAAGGTATATGCAATGGCATGGTCACCGGCAGATAAGAAGAGAAAGAATGTATATGACTACTATGTACAAACTTTGTTCCCAAGCTTTAAAAAGGACCTTGCTGTATCTAGCAGTTCTTTCCAACATTATATCAATCAAGACTTCAAAGGTAAAGAAGAAGATAATAATAATCCAGAATAATATAAGAAGAATATATAATGACAAAGAAAGAACAACAAGAATCACTCTTCTCACTTAATATAATACATGGATATATAAAACACTATGCACTACAAGAAGACTATGATAGAGACCACTGCCTCATGCACCTAAAGTCTGTAATAGAAATCATAGAAGGGGATAGGATAGAGATACTCCAAAGAATAACTAAGGATCCTAATGTGTTATAAAAAAGAATAGTGTTAGGAAGTGTTAGTTTGTGTCAATTTGTGTCATACCAATATATAAGAAAGGTACTAAGCCGTGTTTCCTATATCACGCCGGCGGCACCTAAGTGATTGATTTCCAACAAGTTAGGGAAAGTATATACGTATATAACTAATTGATTACCAATACGTTATAACTGATTGATTGCCAATAAAAACTTTTGAAAATAGTTAAAATAAATTTTTTTATGTCACTGGATTGTCTTACTTTTACTATATAACAATCAAATATGACTATGAATAGAATGGATCTTGCCCAGCTCGTTTACTTCTTCAGGACCAATAAAATGCCTGCCTGTGTAGACTATTTCAAAAGCTTGGCCAATGAGAGCATAACAGTAGGTGGTCTGATAGAAGCTGACTTCGTTAAACGTCACTGTTCAGTGGATAATACACCAGCTCAGATCTGGAAGGAGATCCAGGCCAATGTGACCACATACGTAGGCTGTGAGTTTTAACAATCCGTTAACTCCATCTCTCAAGTAATAGTCTTATATTTACATAGATAACAAATCAATAAAGCATGACACTCGAATTTACACAGAAGCAACACGCCCTCCTTTCAGATGCCCTCCACACCAGGCTTCACAGAATCGATCAGATGATCAGACTGTTTGAAGAGGACAGGGACACTAGGGCAAAGAATATGGTTAAAGTCTATAGTGAAGAGTACATGGACGTCGAGTACCTACTCCAGATGGTAGAGAGGACGGAAGGCTAACTCCAAAAATAAATTTTTCTATATCAAATAAAAGTCTTATATTTACTTATACAATCAAACAAAATAAAGGTTATGTCAAAAGCAACAAATTTTAAGAACAACGTTATCACTTCTATCTCTCTCGAAACTGCTAAGGATCTTGCACCTGCAATCTTCGCTACAAGCCCGGCTCCTACAATCAAGAGCCCTAAGTATCAGTTCACTCCTACGTTTGAGGTTATCGAGCACATGCAAGATATGGGTTACGCTCTCACAGGAGTTAAGCAGTCTAAGTCCAATGTTGAGCTTCGTAAGAACTGGGGCATTCACATTACTAGGTTTCAACACCCTGACCTCTACATCAAGAACCCACAGGGTGAGATCGAAGCAAGGCCTGAGGTTGTACTCATCAACTCTCATGACGGCACAAGGCCGATTCAATTCGAGATGGGCATGTTTAGGCTTGTCTGTGAGAATGGATTGGTAATCAAGGACCAAGACATGGGCTCCTTTAGAGAGCGCCACACTAAGTACACCTTCCAAGAGCTTAAGGATCTTATGGATCAAAAGGTCTTAGGCCTCAAAGATGTTGTAGGCAAGATCAGTCAATGGGCTCAGAAAGAAATGACTGATAAAGAAAGATATCAGTTTGCTGTAGAAGCATTAGCCCTGAGATTAAGTTCAGATCGTCAGCCAGAACAGTACGAGGTAATGGATATCCTCAATGCTAAGCGTAAGGTAGATGAACAACCTACTCTATGGCACACATTCAATACTGTACAAGAGAACCTTATCAAAGGTGGCTTCCAACTAAACAATAGGCAAGCTAGGGCCATTAAGAATCCCATAGAGGATTTTGTACTGAACCAAGGCCTATGGCAGCTAGCCGATGCTTACGCTAACTAAGAGTCTCGGGGCGGGGTACTAGCAGACAGCTAGTGCCTTGCTTCTGCTCTTTAGCATCCAACTAGCACCATGGCAAAGACCTAGTTATGGTAGATAGGGGGCCCCTAGCAGGGAGCCCCGCGTTGACCGGCCCTGCACACCGGGGAATTTTCCAACTTAGCCAATAAAATAAATACGTAAATAAAATGAAGAAGACTGTAAAAGAAAAACTTGTCGATCACATGCTTGCTAATGGAAATGATTTCAGATACACAGAAATGATTGCGAAGGTTCTAAAGATTACTAAAGGAGATGACTATATCTATAATTATAAAACAGATGATCGTGGTTATTACTCTACAAACTTTTGCACAACCTATAATGGTTACATGGTAAATGGCAAAGGATCTTGTGGTGTGTACAGAAATGAAAAGGGCAGATACAGTGCTATTTATTATAAAAAGAAATAACATGGAAACAATTATCAACATCCTTATGTGGCTTTTCTTCTCTGCTGTAATATTAATAGTATTCCTAATAATAGGAGACAGCATAGCAACAAAATTCACTAGATCTAAATTTAGTAAGTGGTGGAGAAGACATATCATCAGCCACTTCCCTTACGACTCATATTAAAAAACAAACACATGGATATTCTAACTCTATCTAAGTCTTTATCGAAATCAGAATTTAAAGAAGCCTTATTTTGTATTGAGAAAGTAAATGATGCGGGTCTATTACTAGAGTTTATTGATCTTGTTAATGACTTTGTAAGGCAGGGTACAGATCTAGATTCTGCTATCCACCATGCCAACTACGATCTACTTATAGATTTGGAAACCGGAAAATATAAAAAAGAAATAGAAAACCTAGTAACGGGGTCCGGGGGAAATTACGGATTCTAAAAAAAATAAATATATGTTTATCATTATCGCACTATTTAAAATATTTGCCTGTTTTTTAATAGGATACAATATAGGCTATTACGGAGTTAAAAGTTTAGAAAACTAAATTTACTTAAATATAAAATTATGAAAAAAGGAAAATTGCTATTTACAGTATTCGGTTGGTGCATTATTACTAAAGAGTCAAATACAGAAGCCTTTCCGCTCTCAGTCTCTTCATTCTTGGTAAGGGTTAACAAATTAAAAAGTGGAGATCTCGTTGAGTTTGAAACTACAAAGTCCAATATTGTAATAGAAATAAAAAAATACGCACCAGTTAAATCATTCAAGAGGAACCCTCTTACATTAAAACCTGGTGGTTCTAATTTGAAATTTGTATTTACTGACGGTATACAAAACCAACCTAACATTAAGTACTCTGAGGTATATATAAAAAAGGTTCTAAAGGAGCTTGAGACTGAGCCTAAATTCCTTTTGGAAGTGTGGGAAAACGGAAAACTTATCTGGAAAGATGGAGAATTTATTATATTCTAACTATGAAGAGGATAACACTAGAAGAAACAAAGTACTATGTTAGGCTAGAGGGAGAAGACCCTAACAAGATGAGAAAGGCTGTGGCCTTTTCACTCACACCTTGTAACGAGCCTGGATGGGAAGAGGTAACTTACTATGGTGAAGGAATACTAGATCCTACCCTAAGTATAAAAAAACCTGAGTGGGTCTACGTTCTAGTGAACAAGTCCATGCCTGGTATCTGTAAGATAGGAATGACAAGTACAAGTGTTAATCAAAGGGTAAAGGAGATTAATTCTGCAACCGGAGTTATAACACCTTGGTTCTCTGTCTACAAATACAAGTGTATTAATTCAAGAAGACTAGAAGAGGAGGTTCATAGGCAACTAGAGAATTACGGGTACAGGATAAACCCTAAGCGTGAGGGATTCGAGATTTCATCTAAAGTTGCAATTGAGATTATAGAGAGACTAGGAGATTCTTTGACAGTTACTCCAAAGGATTTTGATAGTCAAGAAAGAGATAAGTAGTATATTTGTAAATACTATATTTTTAGGCCCTTTGCGGAAAAAAAAACAGTTATGACATACCTATTAATTATTTTATTATCTTTATTTATTTGCTTCTTAGTAGTTAAACTATTTAGATTTGTTCTTTCTTTTATATTAATATGTCTAGGACTCGTTGGGATTGGCCTGGTTATGCTTCCTTGGGATATGGAGATTGGTATACAATTAATTACTGTATGCGTCTGTTTGATCTTTATTACGCTCGTGGTGACAATGTTTGCAGGTGCAATCTCAGCATTAATAGTCACTCCTTTGATTTTATTATGGCAAGGTATTCGAACATTATTTAACAAGTAGTCAGATATTTATTAATAGTCAAAATTAATAGAATGAAAGATTTTAATATCGCAAAGTATTTGAAAGAACACAACCTTGGTTCACATGGCATCCTTGGTAATTACATAGATCTGCAAGCTCTTAAAGAGGAAGTAGATAATTCTGTGTCTATAGAACTTGATATGGCATGGGATGATTCTGAAGACGCTGAAGCTCAAGAAGCATTTAGACAGTATAATATTAAAGTATCAGGTGGAATTGGACGTCCAGGAACTTATCAAGTAACAGGTAAGAAAGAAGATATCCTTGCCTATCTTAGAAGTGAATTCTACGGAATGGATGAGACCGATATTCAGCACTACTATCCTGAACTTCTTGATGGAATGA